ATGACATGGCTCTACGTCCCCGGAACATCCTCTCCCTCTGCGCAGGCGTCGGCGGTCTCGAACTCGGCATCCTGCTCGCTCTCCACCATCGGGGAGAGGCTGGCCGCGGCATCTGCTACGTGGAGAGGGAAGCAGCAGCAGGCGCAAGCCTGGTCGCGTCGATGGAAGCAGGGTGGCTTCATCCGGCGCCTGTCTGGTCTGACATGCTCACCTTCGACGCTCGACCATGGCGTGGCGTCGTTCATATCCTCGCTTCGGGCGACCCCTGCCAGGACAACAGCGTTGCCGGAAAGCGCGCTGGAGCCGACGGCGCTCGCTTCCTCGCCCCCGAAGTCTGCCGCCTTGCCGAAGAGTGCCGGCCTGATCTTATCTTCCGCGAGAACGTCCCGGGGAACGCGGACGGACAGCTTGAAGCTATCATCCCGCCACTGGAAAGGCTGGGCTACCGCGTTGCGGCAGGAATATTCAGCTCGGCCGAGACCGGCAACACCATGCGCCGGGAGCGACTGTTCATCATGGCCCAGCGCCAAGACGAGCAGGGGCGGTTGGGAGCGGGACCGGAACGGGAATGTCTATCCGACGCTGGAGGGTGCGGCCGAACAATGGCGCGGGCCTTCGGATCTGTCGAAGAGGGGCGGGAGCCAGGCGCCGGAGAAGCGGCTTGCGGGTGGCCACTCGGTCAATCTGGAGGACCAAGCGGAGCATTGGCCTGGGCCACAGGCGCGCGACCACTTCCCGGAGCATTCGGTCGCCTACATTGCAGCGAAGAAGGCGCAGGGCCACGGGATGCGGAATCTGAACGACGAGGCGGCGAAGTGGACTGCACCGAGCGCGACCGACGCCGATCGCGGCGGGACGATCACGGAAGCGATGACGGGTACTTCGCTCGCTCAACAGGTGAAGTCGATGAACGACCGTTGGGCGGCTCCAGCAGCACAGAACCACAAGGGCAGCAGCGAGGGCAGCAGCGAGGGCAGCATCACCCGGGCGGACGGCAAGTCAAGGGAGGACATCCTGTCCTATCAGGCCGAGCAGTTCTTCCGCCCGCCGTCATCCCCGGACCGACCGATAGCCGGTGGATCGATGTCCTCGACCGATTCCCCGAGCTCCAACCAGCCCTCAGTGAAGAGGAAGCTCAATCCCATCTTCGTCGAGGCACTGATGCGATGGCCCACCGGGTTGAGCGGCTTCGAGCGACAGGAAATGGCGTGGACCCGGTGGTGGCTGCTTATGCCTTCCTTTCTCTCGGCGCTCGTCTCGGCGTCTGAGGAGGCGGGGCAGATGGATTTGTTTGGAGAGGCGGCATGACCCGCCCCTGTATCCACGGCGCCTCCTGCCCCGGCACCGGCCTAGATTGCGGCCCCAAGTTCAGCCGTAAGAAGCCCGCGCCGAAGTCGGCCGAGGAGATGAAGGACATCCGCGCGCGGGCATGGGCCACGCGGCGGGCGAAATACGGGGAGTGTGGGCATAGAGGGAGCTATTCGCGATGAACTTGCGTGATGAACTGCTGCGCATGGGCGCGGAATATCTGAACGGCTTTCACTCGGTCATGCCGGATGGTCTGGAAGCCGAGATCTCCATCGTCATCTCGCACAAGGGAACGGTTGAGGATTCGATCGTCATTGGCGACCACGATCTGAGCCAACTCCTCTCCGTCCTCCTTCATGTGGAGCGGAGCGCCTGCGAGGTTCTGGACGCCACCGCCGACAAGGTTGTGTCGCTGGGTTTGCAGGATGCGAGGGCGGTGCAGTGATCCTTAAACAGATCGCAGCAAGCGCAATCGATGTGACTATTGGAAGGCTCCACCTCGAAAGGAGCCGCCATGAAAGCCTTAATATCGCCTCCCGCGAAAGACGGACAAATGGATGGCTCCGAACAGAAAGGAGCATCCATGAAGTACCCGTCCCGCCGCTGGATCGAAAAGCAAAAGCGATTGCAGCGCGCCCCGGTCAACTGCCCATGTGGAGAGTCGGCGCATGACCCAGAACGTCAGCACCGCCGTCATGCAGCGCCGCGTCGAGCCCCACGACAGCCTCGATGATTTCCCGACGCCGCCATGGGCGACCCGGGCGCTATGCGAATGGCTGCAGCGCGAACTGGATCAAGACCTCGCTGATCGGTCGTGTCGTGAGCCTGCCGCCAACCGGGGCCACATGGTCCGCCCGCTGCGGGAATATTTCGCCAGTGTCGAGGCGTCCGACGTTCATGACTATGGCGCGGGCTTTCCGGTGGAGGATTACCTGTTTGGGCCGAATCCTGATGTGGATTGGACGATCACCAACCCGCCGTTCCGCTTGGCTGAGCAGTTCATAGAGAAGGCCAGCATGACTAGCCGCCATGGTTTCGCCTTCCTCGTCCGCGCCGCGTTCCTGGAATCGGTCGGCCGGTATGAGGGCATCTTCTCGCGGAACCCGCCCTCCTATGTGCTGCAGTTCACCGAGCGAGTGGTGATGCACAAGGGCAAGCTCTCAGCGAACGGCTCGACGGCAACCGCATATGCGTGGCTGGTGTGGGTCGAGGGCGAGGACGATACGCGGCTTCGCTGGATCGCTCCATGCCGGAAACAGTTGGAGAGGGCAGAGGATTATCAGCAGATGGTCGAACCCCGTGCCGATCCCCTCCTGAAGGGGGAGAGGGGATGAGGCAACGCAATCTGATTGCATCCGGCGCGGTGTCGGCCCTTTGCACGTTCCTATATTATCAGGGAGCAGAGGCATGGGCTTTGGTAATAGCGCTGCTGTGCCTACTGCGGGTTTCTGACAATCTGGACGAAGCCCGCACCCTATCCCAGAAAGGCCAGAACGATGGGCAGTAAGGTGGATCAGGATGTGCGGGAGGCGGCTGCTCCCCTCTTCGGCGGCGGCGAGGAAAATCGGGAAAGCCTGTTAGAATTTGGGCACTTGAGCGGCCGGGTTCGCGATCTTTTCGCAGGATCCGACAGTTCTTGATATCTGAGGGTCTCGCGCATCTTCCGGTTTCAGTGAGATGCTATAGCCGAGATAGGAGCCCGTCAGCCGGTTGATATGGAAAGAGTTGCGCATCTTCAGGCGCGCGAAGAACCTCGTATATTTTATGTAGGTGGGGGCGACCTCTACCCGGCATTGATCGCCATCAACGCCGCACGTATCGGCAAAAAAATTCCGGAGCTTGTTCCAGAACTGAATTTCGTTTTGCGTCACATGGATCTTATCATCCAACGCGAACATGTATTTCCCGTCTGGATGTTCCGTTCTACCTGTGCATGAGAGATATAAATCTTCGGCTTGGACCGGCACCGCCCACGCGGAAGCGATTAAGCACAAAGCAACGGTTACATTAGCGACGATTTTCATTCTCACCCCCAGCTTCAGTTTCGTGCATAGAGATCGCGCGCTTTGTAAGCCAGCCTGCAAACATGTCTAATTACAGGACAATTTCGTGTTCCCAATTCTCCTCCTAGCCGCCGCCGTAACCGTCGTGGACGGCGACACCCTCCGGATTGATGGCGAGCGTATCCGCCTTCTCGGCATCGATGCCCCCGAGATCCACGGTTGCCGACAGGGCAGGGTATGCGTCCCCGGAGATGGGCAGGCCAGCAAGCGTAGCCTGGAGGCGATGATGGGCGGCCGGATCAGCGTCCAGCGCGTCGGGCAGGATCGCTACGGCCGGACGCTGGCGCAGGTCTATGCCGGTGGTCGGAACGTCGCCTGCGAGCAGATCAGGCGCGGACAGGCGGTTTATGTCGGGAAATGGGACAACGGCGGCCGGCTGGCGGCGGACTGCCGGTGAGCCGCTATCGCTACCGCTGGAAAGACAGGCACGACGATCTGGTGAACCGACGACGGAAAAGCCCCTGGCCGTTGCGCATAGAATTCACTTTGCTGGCCGGCCTTTCCTTGCTGGCGATCGGTTCCTTTATCGCGTCCAATTTCTAAAGCAGCGTCGGTCCCGCCGACTCGCTGCCCTTCTTCCGGAACCATGGATTGGCCGTGTGTTCCACGATCATGCGATCGGCGGGGTAGGGCCGGTCGAACTGATATAGCTCTTCCAGCGGGGCCTGCAGCCACGTCTCCCAATCCTCCGGATCGAGGATCACCGGCGAGCGGTCGTGGATGTCGATCAGTTCCGGCGCATTGTCGGTCATGACGCCGGTATAGACGGCGCCCCACTCATCGCTGTTCGACCAGAGCCCTGCCCAGGCGAAGATCGGCTGGTCACGCAGCGATAGCCATGTCTCCGTCATTCGGCCGGGCTCGCCCACGGCTTCGGCGTAGCGGGCGGTCGGGATCAGGCATCGATTCGCCGGGTTGATCGCCCAGCGCTTCCAAAAGGTGCCGAGCTTGTCGAATCGGGCATTATTGACCGGCTTGGGCTTCAACGGCTTGCCCGTCCTTTTGCTGGTCTGGGCGAGGGGGAAGCCCCAGGTCATTTGTTCCAGAACGCGCTCGCCATCTTCCAGCCGGACGACTGTGCCGGGCTGGGCCGGGTGCGTTTCCAGCGGCCCTTCATTGAAGCGCGCGCCGCGGCGCGCCCCGAACAGGTTCAGCACCTTCTGTGTGTCACCGCGTTCTGCCCGATTGCACATAGGCTTAGCCTGAGACGCGACCAATCGAGAGTCAATGCGCTTGACCGACTCGGATCGTGTTCCTCATATGTTCTCATATCGGAGTTGAGACATGGAACGGATTGACGACATTCGCGAAGCCGTCGCGGGTGCGCTGGAGGCGCGCGGCTTGAACAACCAGCAATTCCTGCGCGAGATCCGTGACGGGCAGCGGGACGATGGGCCCTTCATGATCGGCGCGCTGGCATGGGATCGGTGCCTGAGAGATGCGAACAAGTGATGTGGCGCGCTATGATGACGACCTCAAGCTGGCGACCTGCATCTTCGAGGCCGCTGCCTGGCACTATTCGGTGCGGGTGGTCTGTCGATGCCGGCGCGAAGGCCTGTTCGATGCCCACGGTCTATGGTGGAAGTTCCAGCGGAAAGGCTGGAGCGATGATTTCCGCGAGGCAAAGCGCCGGATCTACTGCCGGACCTGCTCGCAACGGACCGGCCGGAAGGTCAGGCCGATCACCATCGAGACCAGCAACAAGCCGGCCAAAATCCGATTGCCGCTTCCCGATGAACGAGAGTGGAAACGCGCTGTCAGCCGTTTCCGCGGATAGGAGGACGCTATGACGAATGAACAGACGGAAGTGAGCGCTGCGTTCGATGCCATCGCCGCGCGCCTTGACCAGGGCATCACCGAATTTGAGACCCGGTTCCAGATCAACGACCTTTGCGGCCGGCTGGGCATGGAACTGATCGATCTTGCCGACGGCGAGCATGATGAGATGATATTCACCCTGACGCGCGGAGATGCCGAGGCCGAGCTTCTCTACACCTACATGCCCGGCGAGAGCCATGGGTACGATCATCGCTATGACCTGACCGAGAAGCTGAACGGCGAGGCTGTCAGAACGCGCAAATGGGTCTTGCCGTCCGCCCATGAGATGCAGACGACAGACCTGTCGTCTCACAAGCTGGGATAGGGATGCCGGGAGATCGATCGGCCGCCTTGATGGCGGCTAGGGCCAGAGCGCGGCGTTACCGGGACATGCTGCCGACGTTCGACGAGGTGAACGACAAAGCCCACGGCTTCACGCGCGATGATCTCGACGTCCTGCTATGGGAGACGGCCCAGCTCACCACCATCTCAGCGGATGACCTGCGCATGCATCTGAAGGTGCAGTTGACCCGCTATCACAAGCGCTTTGCCGAGACCGTCACGGGACATCGAAAGGGTGAGCGGGACAAGATCGGCTTGCTGGTTTGCGAGATCACCCGCGGGTGGGAAAGGTACCGCATCCATGCCCCGGATACCGATGTGATCGGCGTGAATCCACTACAGGACTGGGTTGAGGGCTTGCTTGGGCGTGAGGGCGTGAAGCGGTTTGAGCCGAAATGATTATTGGGGATAGGTGATCGGGCACACCCGATCAAGCGTGGCCAGTGCCAGAGCAGCAGCGGCGCGCACCTTCTCAGCCTTGGCGCAGTTCACTTCCATGGATTTGCAGCCGACCAACAGGGTGCAGAGCAGCGCGAGAGGAATCAGGCGGATCATTGTTCGTCTCCTTCGAAAGTGCAGCCGAAAAAGCTGATCAGATAGGGAAGCCAGAGGAAGATCATGGCTTAGGCTCCGGCGCGGGAGGATCGACTGCCGGCGCGTTGGCGAGGCTCTGGCCCATCCGATCGAGGCTGCGTTGGGTCCAGCGCTCCTTGATCGCGGACACGATTGCCATGAGAATCGCGGTATAGGCTGAGGCCTCGCCGGCATGGTTCGCCTCGATCGCGCCGTGCATGACGTACAGCACGCCGCCCGCTATGACCGACAACAGCATGATTTCGCTGAAATGGTCGGTCGGCGGCTTGATGGTGATGATGGGGCGCGTCATGCCGCCCTCCGCACATAGGCGGCGGCGATCTTCTCCGCGTAATGGTTGAGCGCGGAGGCGGTCCCGTTATAGCCGTCCGCGAACGGCTTGCAGGTTGCCGGGTCAGCGCTGATGCCCTGAAGCGCCCGCTTCAACCCTCGCCCGATTACAAAACGGGTGAACGCGTCAAGCTGGTCGCCCTCAGTCTGACACTGGCGCCAGGCGAATGACCAAGGGTCCGGTGCATCGCAGACGGCGAAATTCTCGCCAAGGATCTGGAACGCGCCATAGCTGGCCGACATGAACCCCGCGTCCACGTCCAGCGCGACAGCATCGAGCAGTTGCTGCCAGCGTCCGGCCTGCGACGCGGGATAGAGCTTCCGGTTCCATGACCGGGATGAGAGGCGCGGATGACTGGCGTCATAGCGGTGACCCGTCGACCGGCTGAACCGATGGGGCTCGAACAGGATCGCTGGCCGCCCATCAATGAACGCGTTTCCGGCGGCCTCGACATCATAGACGGCCCAGATCTTCGCGGGATCGACCGATAGGTCTTTCGCCGCCTGGGCGATGTCGGCCGCCGTGATGGGATAGTCCGGCCCATCCGTGAGACATTTGATGATCGCGCCCTTGCTCTTGGGGCCGATGATGCCATCGATGGCACCATCATAATAGCCGAGCGAGGACAGGCGGCGCTGGAGGGCTTTCTGATCCATCACTCGCCCCCAAGCGGGCGCTTGCCCTCTGCGATGTCGCGCAGCGTCCGCTCCGCGCTCAACTCCATCTGAGCGACCTGCCGGATCTCGCCCTTGACGTGCTGCTCGAGATAATCGTCGGCGCGCTTGAGGAACCACTGACGGACCAGGCGGATGATCCGCTCGGAACTGAGACCGATCAGCGCCGCGATCGTGGCGGCATCCCCGGCGTTCAAGCCGAGCCGCTCGATGATCCAGCGCGCGAGAAGGACGACCAGACCCATCAGCAGCAGGTCGATTAGGATCATGCGCGGCGTGATCTTGCGGCCCTCGCCGAGCGTCAGGCCATATTTCGCGGCGGTCCCGATCGCCCAACCGGCAATGATGGTCCCGTATTTGGCGGTCGCCGCCTCAATAAATGGGCTCACCGCCGCTGTTCCCCCATGTGTCGCCATGGGGGTGTAGAGTGAAGAAAGAAATCAGGTGGTTATACGGACGCGACCGCTCAGGCGTACGCGACCTTAAGCCGCCCCTGATGCCGGTCCAAATCCTCATAAACCGGATAGTGGTTGACCATCTCGCAGCCGGCGCACTGCGGCAGCGGCCGGAGGTCAGACTAATGCCCACACGTCGAGCCTGGAACCGGCTGCAAAGGAGCCTGTTGAGGGTAAGATGCTGACCGAATTGATGGCGGATGTGCTTTTCCAGCGTCCGGCAGCGTTGATCGTATAGAATGACCCAGCAGCGTCATGAAAGGCATCGGCTACATAAGCTTTATGCCGGTCAGTTTCGGCGTAGCTGAACACTTCGATCTTGCCCGCCGCGAAGATATTGGCGCTCGCGCTCATGTTCATCAGGAACCCGTTTATCGAAGTCTGGCTCAAATTTTGATCGCCGCCATGTGATGCGCCACCAAACTGGCGGAGCACATCGTAATTCGCTCCACTATCTCCGTTGAAACGAGTAAATATCCCGGCACCAGCTGAGCCTCGTGCACTGATGGAGATAATCAGGTTTCGATAGGTGCTGGGGATACTGGAAACACTCAGCGATGTTTCACCTCCCGCAGCTACAGCTGAACCGATAGCGACAAGACCCCCGCCCCCGCCCCCGCCGCCGGACGCCGCAATCGTGATCTGATCGCCCGCGTCGTTGACGGTGATCGTGACGTTCGATCCGGCGACCAGTGCCGCTCCGATAGCGTCTCTGGCATTTTCATCAGAGTAACCGCCAGCTACGAACTGAGAGAACGTGAGCGCGGTCGTGCCTACGGTGATCGGCGCGTTGGTCGTGCAAGTCCAGAGCGTGTCCGCATTGGACGTTCCCTCGGCTACCCAGACCGATACATTGACGAGTTCGTCCGAGCTGTCCGCGTCCGTCGCCCGCGTTGGCGATCCGGACGCAGCCACGACCCAGATACCGTTCTCAGCGCCTGCGGCCTGGTTCTTGAGCAGCACCCGGTCGCCGGTCGCCAGCGTCACGCCGTCGATCGTGTCGCCATTCTCGCAGCCGGTAGCGAGGGTGATTGCGGCGGTCGATGCCACGCGGACCTTGCGGCTGGCGATCTTCGCGAGCTGCGCGTCGACATAGGGCTTGGCGAGGTCAGCAATCTCCTGCGATGTGGTGCGCCGGGTAATCCACTTGGAGATCGTGACCGTCTCGCCGGCAGCATCGTCGACGATGACATCGCCGTCCGTGCCGCCGATCGTCATCTTGCCGGCGGTGAGCGCGGTGATCTCGGCGACGAAGATATTGTTCGCTGTGTTGCCGGTGAAGCCTGTGACCTTCACCCGATCTCCAGCCGCGAAGCCGGCCGTGACGAAGCCCGAGCCGCTGTCATTGAAGCTGTTGTCCGACGCGAGCGCGCTGATCGTGCCCGCGCTGATCGTGACGGTGGTGGAGAGCTGCGAAACCTCGAGCAGCTCAACGCCGGTGAGCGCGCTCGAGGCCAGCAGAGCGGAAATCGTCGAATATGCCATTAGTCCTCCGTGATGCGGACATCGCCGCCCTCTGTGATGCGCTGGTCAAGTGCTTCGGTGATACGGACCCCGCCGCCCACCATCACCCAATGCGAGAAATACTGTAGCGAAACGAAGTCGCCATCGGCGTCCGTGCGCTCGGAGAAGACCCGCAGCTCGACGATCTCTTCGATCCCGAAGCTCGCATCGGGGACGTCGAAGCTGGTGCCGGTGAGCCCGTCATGGGTCGTGACCAGGTTGCCGTCGAGATCGCGGACCTCGATCGCCGTGGTCTGCCCCGTCTCCGGCGTCATTGTGGCGTCGGTCCAGCCGAGAATGACCGTGTCCTCGTCCAGCCGGTTGCGGTTCGCCCAGCTGACCGTGATCCACGGATCGACGCGCGCGGTGGCGTCGATCGGCAGAGCGGCCTCGCTGAACGCCTCGCCATAGGCGACGACATTGGCAGGCCGGTTCGGCAGCCAGGGCCGGTCGGTCAGGGTGTAACTCTGGAGCGTTGCCGCCTCGAGCGTGAGCAGGTTGACGGAAGTGCGGGTCAGCACCTTGTAATCGACCGTCTCGCCCGACGAGCGAATGAGCCCGTCCTCGAACAGCGTGGACTCATCGACGAACCAGCATTTCGTGCCAGCCGGCCAGGCGCGCGGCACGGTATCGAGCACCCCACGCGCGATGTCATAGTCGCCGTCCGCGAGCGTGATTTGCGCGATCTCGTTGCCCGTTTCTCCGGCCTCGCCGATGATGACGAATCCAGAATTGGTGGGCACGGTCTGGCCGATAAGGTTCTCGAACAGAACCGCCGTGCTGCTCGCCTCAAGCGCCAGGTCGTTCACCAGCGTCCCGCGCCCGATGATGTTGAGCGTGGCGGTCGCCTGCCACTCGGTCGTGCCATTGGACAGCGTTACCTCATCCCACAGCTCGGCCTCGAAGATGTCGTTATTGTCGCTGGTCGCCAGCACCCCGGCCAAGACCTCGGGATATTCAGGGCTATCGACGAACGCAGCCACCGTAGAATTTGCGGCGAAGAAGAAAGGCGCGGTGAAGATTTCGATCTCAGAGGCTTCCTCCGGCTCGCTCGAAATCTCTTCCCAGCTGGTTGAGGGCGGCGCGCTGTATTCGCCTATGTCGAGCCCATAGACGTCCTCCATCAGATCGAGCTTGATGGTCGGATCACCGGGCTTGCCATATTCGACGCTCTGAACCCGCATCACCAGCTCGGAGATGCCATATTCGGGCCAGGTGAGCTTTATGACGCTGGCGGGGCGCTTGCTCCAGAACTCGCGGCTGACCTCGGCGGTGCAGGAAGCGAGCGGCTGGCCGGCCGAGCGCAGGTCGCGCATCGCCAGATCCATCGCCAGCTGGGGATTTCGGACGCCATAATAGTTGCGGCTGTCGGAGACGACTCCGCCCTGTGTAGCGATGCTCGCATCATCCTGGACGGTGATTGTCTCTTCCTGCTCGTTCTCTGGGTTCGTCCATGTCACGATGATCTCGTTGACGATGTCGCCCCACAGCTTGCGGGAGAAATTGGTGAGATCGCAGTTGTCGGGGGTCAGCTCTTCGAGCGTCCCCGCGTCATAGTCGCCCCGTACCAGCGACAGCGTGAGCAGCCCGGTCGATGGGTCGACATAGAGAACGCCTTGGATGTGATCGAGGATCTCCTGCACGAAGTCCTCAATCTTGCTCTGGCGCACCCATAGCAGCGACAGTCCGAAATTCTCTGCGAACAGCGTGTCGGCGGCGGCGGCGAAGGCGGCATCATCAATCGCGCTGGCGGGCGTCCCCATGCCCCATACGGTATCGGTCAGGCACTCCCGGATGATGTGGGCCGGGTTCATGTCCATGACCGACGCCGACAGTTTGTAAACCGCTACCGAGAGTCCGCCGCGATTGTCGTTCACCGTCGCGTCATTCAGGAAGATCGTATAGGCGCTCGAGCCAGTAACGATGACCGCCGGCTGCGCCAACATATAGGCGGTCGCCGCCGCATCGTTGAGGTAGAACGGTCCAGCCGGGGCACCCCAATGATTGGTGATATTGCCTTCCGCATCGCGAAGCGAAAAGTCAGCGCGCCAAGAGTTGGTGAAACCAGAATAGCCGTCAAACGGCGTGAATGACCACGCCCCATAGGTCAGGCCCGCCGTCTTTACGATTTTAAGACTCTCCCCCGCCGCCAGCGTGAAGGTGATTCCGCCTGAAAGGCCATCGAGTGAGCTGTTGTTAGCCGGGATCGCCGTGTCAGCGTCGAGCAGCGTCTCAACCGAAACTGACCCAGGGTTCGGGATCGCGGCCTTTTCGGGATACCATTGATCGGTTCCGTCCGCGCGCTTGAAGATGCGCTGAACTTTGGCCCACACGCCGGGGAGATAGGGCGTGTTCGCGGTCCAGTAGAAGCCCCGCGTGTTCGCGACCGTCTTGGTCAAAATCCCGCCGATCAGGCTGGTGAGGCCGCTGGTACCAGTAAAGAAGATGCTGGCGATGCCGCGATAGCCGGGGCAGCTGGCGCCGTTCGCGCGTCCGAGTTTCTGCGCCAGCCCATCAGGCAAGACCTGGTCGGCATTGCCGGGAAGATAGGTGACAAGGCCACCGATGCCCCCTCTTTCTTGACCCCGCCGAACAGATCGGGCTGGTTGATCTCAAAGCTTGCTTTTTCGGTCAGGTTGCCCGTCCATACCGTCTTTTCCTTGATGACGAGTGCCTTCAACGCATCGACAGGGCCGATGCAGATGCCGAAATGGTCCGACATGTAATACTCGGTGACTTCGACCTTCGGCTTCGACTTACCCATTTCGCGCCCTCACAGCCTGCCGCACGACCTCAAGCGCTTCGGGATCGCCGGTCGCGACAAGATCTGCAGCCGATAGTCCCTCCAACACGAACCGGCGCCAGTCGAGGCCGACGCGGACGGCGAACGTCTCCATCCCCTCTGCGCATTTACGGCTGGCCCGGGCATCGTCGAGTGTGATGACGATGCTGGAGAGATCGACGCCGATCAGCTGCCGCTCGATGGTGCGCCGCACGACATTGATGCCGCGCGCGTCCTGTGTTGCGAGCATGTCCTCGGCCGGGATGCCCGCCGCCATGAACGCCCGGAAGTCGAGCCCCTGTTCGTTGAACCAGCGCCGCACCCCCTTGGGCAGTGCCCCGCCTTCACGCAGTCGTCCATCGTGATCCGAAGCTCTTGCGTCATGCCTTCACCTTGTAGGTTCTCTTGCCCTTCTCGCCGTACCAGAGGAAATTCAGGCCCTTGATCGTTATGGTCCCGAAGGGCACCGGAACGGGCCGGCCCGCCTCGCTGGTCGGGTCTTCGAGATCCTTCACCTGCTCCGGCTTCGACGCCTTGGGCTTCGGCATGAGAAGGAACTGAACCGCCGTGAGGGCGACAGCGACAAGAACAAGCACCCACCAGGGCATATGTCATCCTCAATAATAGGGGTTGCGGTTGATGATGTTCTTGACGGGAATCCACTTCATCCCGCCGTAATTCACGATATTGTTGTGCAGCCCTTCACAGTCACCGCCCTCGTCCTCGAAAGCATGATGGTTGCAGCCCAGAACGACATTGACGGCGTCGTTCGCCTCCAGGTCCAGTGGCAGGCCAGAGAGTGTCAAGACGTTGCCCGAGACGCGGATGATAGTGCGGCGCCTGGTCGATGCGCCGGCCGGGGTCCATTCCAGCTGACCGCGCAGGAACTTCGCTGCCGTCACCGACCCGTTCCAGCCCGCGTCGAGCGTGACCGTGGTGCCGGAGACGGATGCGACGGTCGCGGGGGACGTCGCCGCTGCCTTGCTGGCACCGCAGACGGTCGAATAGAGCGCGTGGGGGCAGCCATATTGATAGTGCCGCCGGAGGCCGGGACGCTTCATCTGTGTCGAGATCGGCTCGCCTTGCAGCTCCAGCTCGCTATGCGCGCGGCTGGCCGACACGACGCGGCCCGCCCATATGACCTTAAAGTCGCTGTCGGGGTCGTCGACATGGCCCTGATAGACGGTCAGCTGCACGACATTGTCGGGGGATAGACACGAAACAGCTCGGCCAGTTCGGTCGAGACGTCGAGCCCCAGCTTCATCGACGATCGGTCGAGGGTTCCGTTCGAGACGATCTCGTCGCGCTCCACTGGTACCGGCTGATAAGCGACCATGCCGATGATGCCGCCATGATCGACGGTCACTTCTTGGGTGTGATCGGTATAGGCGAAGAACTCGCTGGCCTCGGTTCCATAGGTGAAGCGGTAAAGCTGGATCGGCCCTCCGCTCTCCCGGCTCCCCTCGTATGTCGCGAACGTCATCCTTCCCCCTATTCGTCAATAGTCTGGAAGGTTGCGCGGATGTTGGCGAAGCGCGGGCTCACCCATTCGGTCGTGAGGTCGTCGGACGCGAAGCGGGTGCGCGGGAGCCAGCTGATCCGGGCGACGTTGGCGGTGGTGATCGTCACGGCGCTGTTGAGCACCATGGCTGTGTTGCCGCCGCTCGCATTGATGTCCGTGATCAGCCGCCGAAGTCGGGTGCCGTCGCGCTGAATGATCTCGATTGCCTGGCTCACGCTCGCGAAACTGACCGCGGCGAAGTCGTCGGCGATGGCATCGCCCTGGACGACGATGGTGGTGGACGCCGTTGCGTTCGCGTTCAGCACCATGTCGGGCTTGCAGGTCGAGCGGTAGAAGCTGCCGCGCATCCCCTTGGCCCGTAGGAAGACCTGCTCGAACGCCTGCGCCTGTGCCGCCGAGAGGCCTTTGAACTCCTGCTCGGTAATGCCCTGCATCCGCGTGACCGGCCGGAACTGCGCCGTGCGGCCATAGCCCTTGTCGACCTGTTCGACAGGCCAGATATGATCCATATTGGGGCTACCCGACCAGTCGGGTTCGAAGGTGACGACCTCGAGGCCGTTGAACGTGTCGGTCGCCGTTCCCTCGTCCTCGGGCGGCTCGCCGCCGGGATAGGCGGCCAGTTCTATGTCGAAGGTAGAAGCGCTCGGTTTGTGCCACGACGCCCTGGTCGTGTCCTTCATCAGGCCAAAGATGCCGGGGCGCACGATGCGACCGGAGGCCCATGCGTTGTCCAGCGGATCGACTGTGTTGATGGTGGAGGCAGCCACACTCTCGACCACGACCGCCTCGCGGGTCCCGTTGGGTGCGCAAAGCACAAGGATCTGCCCCTCGGCCACCCAGGCAGGCGGGGATGCCATTGTCAGGACCGATGAGCCGCCGGAGCTGCTGCCGGTCAGAGCGGCATGGCGGGAGAAGTCTGGCACTACGGCGGGAGCGTTTTGCCCGCCGCGCATGAACTGGTCGGCGGCGCGCTGGCTCGCGTTGGAAACCAGTGCATTGAGCGCGACCGTCAGCCGGGGGACATCACGCAGTGCCCGGCGGCGCTCCTTCTTCGACCTGCTGGTCGTGATGTCCGTCAGGAAGGAGCGCTTCACCTTGTACGGCTGCGACCAGTCTGGCTCATGGGGCCACAGCCGCGCCAGCGAGGGGGTGGCAAGATCATAGGTCATCGGTCAAGGCTCGAGCGGAACGCGCCGCTATTCTTGCTGACCGTCTCGAACATGGCCTTGCGTCCGCCTGGCGTGGCGAACGCGGCACGGACGACCGCGGCGGGATCAAGAGTGGGATAGAGGTTGATCGGCGGCATGGCACCCGTCGCCTGACGAATCGAATCCGCGATCATCGACTTGAACGAGCCATCGACGCCAAAGCCATTGACCCGGCTGGGGATCATTCCATTGGGCGAAGCACCCATCGTGGCAGGCGAGAAGGGCGCGATCGGCCCACCCCCGGCGCGGGTGACAGCGGGCACCTCGCCAAACTGGTTCATGTAGGTAAGCGCCTGGGCCCCGATCTTCTTTGCGGCCGACGCCTTCACGATAAACTCGCCATCCGAGAGCATGATCGGTCCACGCGGCCCGATCGTCATGATGCTGTCGGAAAGGCCGGTGCCGCGCCCGCGCAGCAGACCACCGCTGGTCTGCCCACCACCGGCATAGCCCTCGATCTTGCCGCCGGTGGCCTTGCCCGCCACCGAGCCGCCCGTCGAAATGCCGATGCCGATGGCCTTCAGCGCCTTCATGACCAGCATTCGGATCGCAAGCTCGATCAGCATCTGCGTGATCTGGGTCAGGACGCTCTTGGCGACATCGCCCAGCGACTTGAAGTTGACGATCGCGTCCGCAATTCCGCTGGCGAAGCTGTCGAGCCCATGGGTGGCGATGCCCTCGAGCGCGTCATTGATCTCGCCGCCGGTCTCCGGAACCGACTGCATCCATTTCGCCAATGGCCCGGCCTCGCCACGTTCGGCGCCCTTCTTGTCGGCCTCCTGTTTTGCCCGCAGTAGCGCCCGAGCCTTGTCGGCATCGGCGATTTGACCGTTGGCAATAGCCTGCTCAAGCAGCGCGGTTTCGATCTTCTGCTGGATTTCCAGCGCCCGCATAGCGAACTCGCGGTGCGTCTTGGTATCCGTGCTGATGTCGGCCTGGGCTTCGAGCGCCTCCTGTTCGCGCTCGAGCATGTCCTGCGCCAGACGGTTTCGCTCGTCCTGAAGTTCCTTCTCGACCTGCTTGCCGTAGAGCCCGCGGTCCGGCGCGGAGACGGTGATCTCGCCATTGGGCCCGGTCTGCCCCTGTTGCCCGACATTGCCGTAGAGCGCAGCCAGCGCCGCGATCTGTGCCTTCTTCTGTTCCTCGGTGAAGTGCTTGTCGGCGTTGATCTGCGCGACCCGCTCCTTGTATTCCTCGGCGAATAGTTCGTGCATCAGCGCCGCGCGGTCGGCCGCGTCCGTGGCGAGCTGGATGCGAGCCTGCAATTCCTCCTGATTGGTGCGCGACAGGGCTTCCTGGTGCCGGGCCTCGATCTCCTCCGCGGTGGGACCGGTCGGTGTTTTGGGCTTCTTGTCCTTCTTCGGCTTCCCAGCGGGCGCGGCGGCGGGTGCCTGCTTGAATTCGGCGAGGCCCTGCTGCTGGGTTTTCCGCAGCTCCTTTGCTGCCGTCTCCCAATTTTTCGCCGCCTCGAGCATCAGCTGCGCTTCGGGCGCGGCTCCCTTCAACGCGGCGGCGCGCGCAGCTTCGGGATTGTTCGGCAGCAGGTCGCGGCCGAGGCCGCGTTCGGCGACCGGGCGCGGCGCGGCGCGGAATCCCGCGTCAGCCTTCTCCTCGAACCGCTTCTTCGCGATCTCGTAATTCGACTTGGCCGACATCGCCGCCGCGCGCGCCTGCTCGAGCGCAGCGGCCTTGGCTTCCGCTGCGACCCGCGCCCAGGCGTTCGCCAGCAGCCCGACCTCTCCGGTGAGGCTGGCCGTCGCGGTCTGGAGCTGGCGCTGCTTGCCGCTCATGTTGCCGCTCTCGGCAGCGGCCTGCGCCTGTTTCTCGCGCAGCTTGGCGAACTCGGCGGTCTGGCCGTGGATCGAGGCCGCCAAGTCGTCGGTCGCCTGCTCCGCGTCATAGTTGCGCTCGACCAGATAGCCGATACCCAGAGTCAAGGCGGTGATGGCTATGCCGACCGGTCCACCAAAGGCCGCCAGCATCGCGCGGCCAGCGGTGGCGGATGCCAGCCCAAGGGCCTCCATCGTGGTCGCTGCGCCAGCCGCGCGCGCCTGCATGGCAAAGATTGCGGTCGAGACAACAGTGGTGGACCGGGCAGCGGCAACGGCTCCGGCGACATAGCGCCCGAGCAGAAGGGCGGACAGGACGCCCAACGCATTGACGATGACGTCGAGGTTCTCGGAAAGCGTGATGATCGCGCTGCTGATGCGCTGGGTGGCGGAGAGCGACTGATCGGTCTCGCCGATGAACTTGCCGAGCGCATTGTTGAGCACCGTGAAGGCATTGCCGATGGTGAGCGTCGTCTGCCCGGCGGTCGTCTGAAGATCGGCGGAGCCAGCAAGGAAGGCGCGGAAGAACTGCTGCGACGAGATCTTGCCGTCATTGACGAGCGCCTTCAGCTTGCCCACCGAGCCGCCGGCAGCATCGATATTCTTCGCCACGGCCTGGAGGATGGGCAGGGCCCCCTCATTGACGGAGTTGAATTCCTCCGCCCGCACCGTTCCCGAGGCCAGCAGCTGCGCCAGTTGGAGCAGTGCGCCTTGCGCATCTTCGGCGCTCGCGCCCTGGACCTTCAATGCAGCCGAGACGCCCTCGGTGAATTTCAGCAGGTCCGCCTGGCTGGCACCCAGTTCCTTCGCCACCTGCGACCCGCGCGAATAGAGGCTACCGAGCGATTCCAGCTCTACGCCATATTTCTGTGCGATATCGAACAGCGACTGCTGCGTCCTGCCGAGGTTCTGCCCCTCCAGCCCGGCAACCTTCAGCTGGTTGGTGAAGCGGGTATAACCATCCGCGAGCTGCTGGATCTGTGATGCCGAGAACGCCCCGGCGAAGACCCCGGCCAGGTTGCGCAACTGCGCGCCGATCGCGCTCGAGCTAGACGCGATCTGCCGTTCCAGCCTCGCCATCTGGTCGCGCTGGCTGTTGGTCGCGTTCTCAAAGGTCTTGGTGGCGCGCTTGAGATCGGCCTCATATTTGCCGACCCGCGCCTCGAATTCGACGATCACCTCGTCAGCGGTAGGCATCAGTAGAGCACCTTCACACCTTTGGCCTCGAGCGCGCGGCGGCGCTCAGCCACCTTCTGCGGATCGGGGGGTTCAAGCTCGTCTTCCTCGCCGCCCTGCGCCTTGTTCCAGTGGTGCAGGATGCCCTGATATTCCGCGAGCGTGAGCTGTTTGGCTTCGCTCGGCTGGATGTTCATCAGGGCGCAGTTGGCGAGGATCTCGGCGGGGTCGATCCGTTCGTCTCCAGATCGTCCTCGGCCACTCTTTTTTTTTGAGCCGCTTCATGTCCGACCATGAAGGTGTGCAGGATGGCCTTGGCGACGTTCCAGCTATCCGCGAAGGGCGGGGCATCCTCGCCGGTGACATAGCGGGCGATGAGCGCATTCGCCGTTGCGGGCTTCACTTCGACCGGCTGCTCGTCGACCAGCCCTGTCTTGCCACCGAGAAGACCCTGCCGGATGATCTCGACGACATCGACTGTGGAAGCCCCGGCGAGCATCACGCGCTCGTAGACCGCCTGGATGCCCGCATTGCACTTGCGCTCAATCTCGGCGCAGCCGCTCCAGGTCAGGCGGAAATCATAACTGCCGTCAGCCCAATCGAGGGTCAGATGCGTCTGCATTGATTAGCCCTCACGCAGCGTCGGCCCAAGTCAGGAGCGCTGTGCCGGTGATGGTCAGTGAAACCTGGCTGTATTCGCCGTCATTGCCGTCGACTTTGAAGCTCGAGATGAAGCCCTTGCCCTGCCACCAGCCATCATCGATGCCGTCGCCCGAAGGCTCGTCCATGGCAAAGCGCCAGTTCTGCGAGCTGCCCAGCAGCCCGCGCAACGCAGCCATCTGCGTGCGATTGTACAGCCCCGAGCCGGAAATCGACCAATCCTGCGCCCCCACTTCACGAAGCGTCTGCGCGACCGCTTCGGGATCGGCGCAATCATAGTCCGTTCCCTCGAAAGCATTGGCATAGGTCACTTCGAGACCGCGCGTATTGATGCCGCAAAGCTGGGTGAACAGTTCAGTGGGCGTCGCGCCATCCCCAAAGAGGATGTCGGCGTAATTGCCCTTCACGCGGCCAGTCGTGTAACCCATGATGCAAACCCCTTCGCTTGGGCGAGATTAAAAGACCCAGCGACTTTGGACCGGCGCGTGCAGGGGCTCTACGGACGCACGTCGCCTTCGCTCGCCGGGTCTACTGCCGGGGGACTGTCCACCCGATCGGCTGCCGTGCATTCGGCGCGCGTGGCGACGCGCGCATAACCGCCAGCAAGCGCTGCCTCTCGGACCTCCTTTTTGACCGTCTGCGGGGTGGGGGAGGCCTGATATTCAGTGATCGCGCGTGAGGGCCAGCGGTGATTATAGGTCCGCTCGAAAATGATGCGGCGGGTCATAGTCCGATCTCCTGCATGAAGGCCACACATGGATCACGGGCACGGAACCCCGCTACGGACGATCAGATCTCGGCCAACGCGGTGAAGGTGAACTGGACGACGCCGTGCCAGAGGTCCGGCTCGGAAGCATCCTCCAGCAGCTGGGTGCGCTCGACGGTGCAGTCGGGCAGGGCGTCGATAGCCTCGGCAATCGCGTCGACGGACTGCTCGCAATAGGTCTTGGGGTCTGGGATCGCGTCGGTCACGCCAACCCAGACATGGTACGCGGTAGACACTTCTCCCCCGCGCCACCCCGAAGGCCGCATCGGTTCATTCGTCTCGGCGCCATAGCGTCCGAATGGCTTGGCCGGATTGTTCGGGGTCTTGCTCGGATAGAGGCTGTCGGCAGGGATGAACGCGAGGACGCCCGCATCAGCCTGAAGGGCGGTGAGGATCGTCTGGCGGACATAGAAGGTCGGGCTGATCGTCATTGTCTGGCCCCAGGAAGCGCGGAAAGGCCAGCGCATCGCCCAATGCGGCGAGCAGATTCCAGTTCGTCGGTTCGTGCTCGGTTTCCAGCCGCGCCAGGATGGCGTCGAGCCAGAGGCCAAGATGGTCGATGTTGAGCCGGAGCGCCACGACGCGGACATGTAGCACGATCTGGCTTTACCGTATATTCATGTCGGCGCGGGATGTGGGTCATGCGGCGATGCTAGGCGATCGGCATAGCGGGGATACGGACGGCGAGAGAGGGGTTAAATGCGAGGATTGCTCATTATCGGCGCAGTCGCGGCGCTAGGCAGCTGCTCTTCACAGGAGCAAGCCCAGGCGGACAAGCTGAAGGCGCAAGTAGCGGCCAAGATGAAAGACCCTGAGAGCGCGCGCTTCACGCATTTGAAGGTCCATCTGGCGCAGCTGTGTGGCGAGGTGAACGCCAAGAATTCGTTTGGGGGTTATGAGGGCGCAGAGCGCTTTTCGGTCGTGGACGGGTCTGTACAGTTGCGAAGCAGCGCGGAGCGCGCCGACGATCTCACAGCCAACACGCCCGCCGCGAGCCATTTCATCCGCCAGTTTGATCAGGACTGGCAATCCTGCCAAAGTGCTGGCGTGGCGGTGGAATAGTTATAGCTTCCCACCCTTCACGATCCTATCCACGGCGGCCTTGGCGAGCTTGTCCGCCTGCTTGCGAATTTTCTTGGCGGCGGGGCGCATAAAGGGGCGTTCCTCCATATTCTGCGTGCCCCATTCCAGATCAGCCGCATAAGGCGCATCGGCCACCGATTGAGCCACGAGAGGCCCGGTCTGCTCAGCATGGATGGAGCGATCGAGGCCGTGGGTATCCGCGTTTGGGGGCTGACCGGGGCTGGATGGCTTATGGTTGTTGCCAGACACCGCGCCTGCGGTAATGCTGAGCGCCGCCTCGGTCGCGTGCATGTCCGCCAGCGTATAGACAAGCTTGCTGGCTTCCTTGCGCATCCCGGTCGTCATCTTACGCAGGCGCTTCAGGTGCCGATCAGCGAACTTGATGCTCATCAGATTCGACGCCCGCGGCAGATCCAGTGCGAAGCCGCTGCGTCCAACTCGGCCGATTGCAGGCTATAGGTGACCGCGCCGACCGTTAGGCGGTGATCGCTTGTCACTGCGCCGATCCCTTGGGCCAGGATGATGATCCGCACGTCGCCCTCGGCATAGCCGTCGCCTCGGCGCATTGCGTCGGTGGCGGCATCTACCTGCACCTTGACCGCCCGATCTCCGCCCGAATAGCCGGTGATCACCCCGCCAGGTCCATAGATCGGCGTGCCGGTGCCGGTGTGTAGCGAGGCGTCTAGGTATAGGCCGGAGAAGGCCGCGTTGAAGATGCTGGCGAGGCCGCCGTCGAGCAAGCCCATCACCGCACCCAAGGCGGGAGGACGCCCGCGAAGCCGTTGAACCCGTTGCCGTCGACAACGCAGCCTGTTCCACTGACCCTCGGCCCGCCGACGCAGGCCTTCAGCATCGGGTAAAGCTGCTGGCCGTAGGACGTCGTGCCCCAATCGCCCATGTTGGCCGCCGCAGGACTATCGCCGCGCTCGATCTCCAGCGTGCCGGACTTCAGCCGCTTGAACCCGCTCGCGCCCTGGGCGGCCATCTGCGCCTCTGTGCCGGTGCCGATACCCTGCTGCGTCAGATAGTGGGCCGTGGCGCGCATCGTCGCCAGGTCCATCCGTGCACCAAGACAGTCCTGTAACGGCTCGGTGACCAGAACGGCCTGACCGGACCAGAAGGTGTAGGCTTCGTCGCTCACTGCCGCGAAGGCCGGGAAGATGCCGGTGAAGGTGTCTTTTGCGGGTGCCGAATAGGCCATCGGTGATCCTTATGGAAAGGGCCGCCGCCCATTGAGCAGCGGCCCCATTTGCCCCCAGAGCGACCCGAGGTTATTCGGCGAGCAGCGCGTCGCGGCGAGCTTCCAGAGCTTCAAGCGCGCCCTTGCGCGACTTGCCGCCCGTCTCCGCGTCGATCAGCTTCTGTACCTCGTCAGCGTCGGTGACACCTTCGAGATAGGTGATGAGCTCGGGAACACTGCCGTCGAGCGGGCCGGGTTCCTTGGCGCCATCGTCCTCGCCTTCCGGCTTGAACCATTCCTCCGCGAAATCGTCGGCCTCGATGGCCTGACCGGCTTCCGCCATGACCAGCACGCCGCCCAGATAGGCGCCGCGCGGGCCGGTGGAGATGTTCTTGACCTTTGCCATGTCCGATCCCCTTAGAAGCTGTCGCGGTACACCATGCCCTTGGGCAGGCGGACCTCGGTGCCACCGACATTCATGATGCCGCCGACTTCATAGACCATGCTGCCCTTCTGGAAGGCGGGCAGGAACTGGTGCGGGCCGGGCAGGTGGAATTTCAACACCTGCGGGTTGTTGGCATAGGCGACAAGGCGCTTGGTGCTCCCGGTCCCGGCGGTTTCCAGAGCTCGGCTCTTGATGATGCGGAGGCTTTCGCCGGCTGCATTGTTGGCCTGGAGGAACGACAGGATCGTCGCGCCGGTATCGGTCACGCGGGTCGTGGCGATGTAATTGTAGCTGCTCGTCGGGAGAACGAGCGTATCGGCCACCATCGTTTCGCCCGACCCGGTTTCGACCGCCGTGATCGCCTCGTTGATGTCGCGGAGGATCTGATCAGGGGTCTTTGCAGACCACAGACGGGACGGGCCGGTGCCGTCATTGGCGACCTGTGCGCTCGGCACATTCGCGTCGTTGACGAAGCCGGTCCAGCCCTTCTCCGCATCACCACGCGGTGTCTTGCCCAACATGGCGATGCCATAGATGAAGCGATCGGCGGCAAGGCCCGCAGCCAGCGCCTTGTCGGACGACAGCGAGCGGCCCAGTTTGGCGGCGCGCTGCATCTCCTGAGTGTTCCACTCATAGCCGATGCCGGCCAGATGGAAGTTGCGGGTCGCCTGCGACATCTTGGTCGATGCATAGGGCATGTCGAAGGCGCCGCCCGCGAGGAACTCGGCCTGACCGACCTGATCCATCGAATAGACCAGCGTGCCGACATCCCACATGTCGCCGGAGCTATCGACGGACATGAAGCGCGTGATGTCGAAGCTCGGATACTTCGTCATGTAGACTTCGGCTTCGATGCGATACAGCTGCGGCGTCAGGAAGGCGTAACCGACCTGGGCATCCGACAGGAATGCATCGATCCTGTCCGCGAACGTCCCGGCGTGGCGAGCATTGTCGGCGGCCCAGAGACTGATGACCTGGTTCTTGACCGCGGCATCGGCGGCCAGGAACAGGATCGGGTCCGTGATGCGACCGGCGGCGGCGTCGAAAAAGTGAGAAATGGCGTTCATATTTGCCCCCTTAGCGCTTCACGATGCGGCACAGGCCGTCCGTGACGGTTTCGTCAGCGACCCAGCCCGTCGCGATGTGGGTCGCGTCCGCAGCGGTCGCGCCGATGAGATCGGCAGCACCGCCGCCAGTGCCCACGGTGATGGCAGCGCCATCGGTCACAGCGCCCTTGACGTCGACATAGATCGCGCCGCCGGTCAGGATCGCAGCATTGTCATACTGCTGATATTCGTCAGCATCTGCCCCAACGGGCAGGGCGAGCGCCGTGGTGGCGATGGCCCATCCGAGGAAGGTCGACAGCGTGCCGACCGTGCCGGTGCAACCATGGTCGCCGGAGCCGCGATAGACCGGCTTGCCGAAAGCGATGCCGGCGGCGTCCTCGACGGTCCGGGTGATGCGGTTACTGGTTTCGCCATTGGCGACCATGCCCGCATAGCCCTTGGCGACGGTCTCGGTGAAGTTGCTCTGCAAAACAGACATGGATCAGCCCCTTACGAGTAACGCGCAGCGCGCAGGGTGGAGACGACAGCAGCGTCATTGACCGGCTGGCGCAGGCCATCGGTCAGGGCGGTGCGCAGCGGATCAGCGGGCTTCGCATCAACGGTCAGCGTGTCGAACGAGATCGAAACCTGATCGTCGGTCCAGCCCTTGGCGCGATCACCGAGCTTGGCGTCGACAACGGCGCGCTTGATGGTCGCCTCGTCCGCATCCTGGGCGAACTGCACGCCCAGCGCCTTCGCCTTGTCACAGGTCAGCGCATAGGCCTTGGCCGCGTCGCGCAGCTTGGCCGGGGTCATGGCAGCGTCGGCAACCTGCTGCTTCAAGGTCGCGATTTCCGCGTCCTTGGTGGCAACGCTGGTTGTCAGTGCCGCAACGCTGGCCTGGCTCGTAGCAAGATCGGTCGTCAGTTTCGCGCCATCGGCTTGCAGCTTCAGGATTGCCGCCTCCGCTTCATCGGAGACGTTCGGGACTCGCAGCCCGTCGATCGTCAGGGTCTTCATAGGTTTGTCTCCGTGGGGAGGGGTGAAGGCGGCGACTGCCGCCGGGTTCGCGTCGCACATGGCAACGGAATCAGTGATGGCGCACGAAGCGCCTGCACGGCCCTTGTCGACGATGGCGACATGGTTGCCGGTGATGGAGATCTGCTTGGCGACGCATTTCACGCCGCCGGGGCCGGTGAAGTCTCCAAACTGAAGATCGGCCGCGTAGCCGTTGGACAGCTCGCGCTTGCCCGCATCGACGGCGTTGATGGTATCGCCATCGGTCAGCAGGAGATCGAAGGCGAGATATTCGCCGTCGCGCATCGCACCCATGACTACACCGCGCGCATGGTCGCGCCAGTTAGCGGCATTCACCGCAACGGAGGGGTGATTGTCCGTGATCGGCTTGCCGATGAAGCTGTGGGCCGACTTGCTGTCGAACACGGCGGCGTCATCGCGCAGGACATGGACAAGGCCCGCATCGCGCAGGCCGTGGGCGTTCTGCGGGTCGATCTCGCTGCCGAGATATTGATAGGTGCCGGTGCGCGCAGCCTTCGCCCGCACAGCCATATAGCCGTCAGCAGTGCGGCGGGGGGCGTCGAGCGTGAGAGCGTCGGCAAAAAGCATGGGGCTGGTTTGCCCCATGGCGGGAAAGGGGTTCTACGGACGCCAGAGGTTAAGAGCGCTGCCTCAGTTCAAATGGGGCACCATCTTTCGGAGACCCAGGAACAATGGGGATTCCGAACATTTCGTTCACCTCATCGTCAACTCCGACATCTTCGGCTAAGTGGCGGCGAAGATCCGCAATCCGATCTTCCGTCATGACCCATTCGAGTTCTCGAATATTCGAGGCGCCATGGGATGCGGCCGCCTCAGCCATCTCGCGGTAATAGTCGAATTCCATCACCTTTCCTCCAGCATGGCGTCGGTCATGGCTTGGGCGTAATCTTGTAAATCGCGTGCCAAGGGAATGCTTCGCCGCGCTGGCCCCCATGGAACACCACACCGACGGCATCCACAGCCTTCAAAACTCGCTCGACAGGAGCATGGTCTGGCCCATAGGTCACCCAAACCGGCGCGGCACCAGCGCGCATCTTGAGCCATTCTTCCAGAAAGTCGATCATTTCTTCTCCCTTCGTGCCAGTTCGCGCTCGACGGCTTGGCGGATGAACTCGGACTGCGGCTCCTTATCGCTGAGCGCCGCCTTGATCCGCGCCAGCGTACCGGACGCAAAGCGCGCCGTCACCTTTTCGTCGGGATCATTGATGCGATTCCTGCCCACGCGAGGAGGCGTATCTGCCACCATCAATTGAGTCGAGTCAGTGAATTTTGTTGCCACCATCTATTGACATATAGATGCCACCATCTATTTTGGCAATCAGCAGGATAGAGCAGAGGTAGTTCGCTTGGCTCATAACCAAGAGGTCTCGGGTTCAAATCCCGATCCTGCCAGAGATACCGAGGGGCATTGAAGGCGGAACCTGTCATCCGGGATGGCACCGCAAAGAGCCCAGATGCATGGCGGGGAGGTCCGATACGGTTTGAAACCGTCAGTGCCAGCGCCCGTAGCGCCCACCGACCGGATACGGTGGGACAAAGAGTTTCAGAGGCAGCGGTGCGGGGCCATCCTCACCAGTGTTGAGTTGCCAGCGACGGCAGGCATAGAGCAAACCACGAACACAGATGGCACGGTTGGCAGATCCGTAAAACTGCCGAACAGGAGCGATGCGGGTCACGCCGTCCGAGATTCGCATCGCTCCAACAGTTTTGCCCGATGGGCAATCGAGACCCGTTCCTCCGGGGTCGAAAGGCAAGAGGCGCAGGGGTTCCGCGACATGGGCCCAGGTGATGGCCGTTTGCCTGTTCGAGCGTCACCTTGTCAGACAGGCCGGTGTGGCGCGACGATAGAGCCGCTGGGGTGGCGGAAATGGTAGGGCTGGTGCCCTAAAGCCGCAGGGGTCGTTCGAGCCGACCATCGCCACCGCCCTAATCCACCTCATCCAGCAGCGCGATATAAGCCTGCTCCCGGCACCCGCACCATGGTTGCATCCCGGCGCGGTCGTCCGATGGGATAGCAGTGCCGCCGTCCACCGGCTTGCCCGTTCGGGAATCGAAAACCTTTCCGTCTCTGGCCGCATGCCATAAGCGGGCATGCAGCTTGTGGGAGCTGCGCCATTTGAACTGCGTCAGCCCTGCCTCTGCCTGGCGTTCGCGGTCGAGCTGCGACGATAGCTTGCTGTTCTGGTCGGAAGCGATGCGGATAGACCGGTCACGGCCAAGGTTTGCCGCCTCCCGGATTTCCTTCGCCACTTCAGCCACCGGGGCCCGGCGCTCATAGCCACGGAACACGGCGTCGGAGATGCGACCTTTCGCTTGGTCCGAAACGTTGGTCACCAATGCCACATTGCGCTGCATGAAGGTCGATAGCGTCTCCTGCACCTCGCCAGCGTTCAGCATCATTTCGAGATCAACACCGACGCCAGCCTTCACGGCGGCTGTCCATTTGTCCCGGTGAACGCGTTCCGCCCGCACGATCCAATCACGCAGGGCAGGCGTGATCCGCGCCGTCAGGATCGTCAGGAACTCATTCGCCACGCCGTTGATCGCGGTCTGCACTTGGTCGGCGGTGTCGATCGTCAGCGCGTCGCCTGTCGGCAGCGCCTGCGGATCATAGCCGGCAAGAATGCGATCGATGTTGTCGGCCCAGATGCGCCAGGCCGGGGCGTAGATCGTGGCGAGGTCGGTTGCTTGGGCCTGCGTCGGGATGATCGGGCGCAGGGTCACGTCTCGCCTGCGGCCCGTGCGCTTCACCATGGCGGGCAGATTGAAGGGCATCAGCGTGTTGGGCGAGTTGGCGCTGGCGAACCTTCAGGGCGCGGAGGTGGTACAAGCGACCGGAATAGGCTTTCGCTTGCTGCACCTCTCAGGTCGATCTTCGCTGCGGCTCGGCGGCGGAGCATTGACACCTGAGCGATCAAGCCAAGGATCGTGATCGATTGGAGAATGTCGATGACGGCTTGCATGGTCATTCCTCGACCACCTTCCGCTTCCAATCCAGATCCAGCGGCTCGAACATTTCCGGCCCGAACTCCAGCGCGCCCGCATATGGCTTGATCGCCGCCAGATCGACGTCGGCCGGCAGCTCATAGGACAGGGTGACGTGCGGGTGATATTCGTCGAAGTCGTGGCTGCCGCCCGCCTCGACCATCGATCTATGACGGCTCTCCAGTTCCCACGACGCGAACAGCAGCACCACGGCATTCTCGCCAAATCGCTCGATCGCACGCGGGCCACCGGGCTTGACGCGGATGCGTCCCTGATCGTCGCCTGACCAGCTTTCGCCCATCTTCATCGGGTCGACGGGCGAGCGCGAATATAGCACGGTGACATGCATGTCGTCGGCGGCCAGCGTGGACGAGAACCCGTTTTCCTTCGCCCAGGCGATCAGCGCGGAGGCGTTGAGCAGCTTGCGCTGGACGTAAAGCGGGCGCGGTGCCGCATCGGCAAAGAACACGGCGGCGTCATTCGCGGCACGGCGGGCGGAAGATGTTTCGGGGGTTCTCCCGCCGCCGGCAGACGTCCGATCACCTTCCTTTCCGCTGCTCTCAGCACCGACCGGCACAATGCCCAGCTCGGTTTCGTTGCCGTCGCCCGGCAGTTCTCCCGCTCTGGCGGCTTCCTTCAGCGCCTTATCCAGACCTGGCAGCCACTGGTCGTCCGACAGCATGGATTGCGTCGCCTTCTCGATCGCACTCGACGGCAGCAAGGCCGCATCGACGTAGATTTTGATCGTCTCGGCCTTGATCTTGTTCGTCTCGGCCTGCTCCTTCTCGGAAGGCAGGGAGAGCGGCGCCCATTTGTAGCTAACTTCCTTGGGTCGGGTCCCGAGCGCAGACGGGATCAACGCGCTGTCGATAAGATCGACGGCCGGCGACAGGTAAAGCCGCTGCTTGCTGCGGATCATGGTATGATAATTCTGCTCGTCGTGATCGCCGGTGCTGTTCATGCCCTGGGGAGCGCGACCGAGCAGGCGGGTCGCGGGAATGTCGGCAGCCCCAGCGACGACCGACAGCAGCGATTCGATCATCTCGGGCATGCCGGTGAGCGAAAGCTGGCGCTGCGTGAATTCGTCGTCCTTGTCGAGGTAGACGCCGCGGAGGGACGATTTGCCTGCGTCGGTATATTGCACCCGCTTGCGAACCGCGTCCTCATTGCTGATGAGGTTTTGCATGAAGCCCGACAGCCGGTAGATGTCGATCTTCGCCTCGTCGATGAGGCGCGCAAATCCGTCATTGGCCTTGATCGCGTTCTTCACGGCCCGGTCCACCCGGGTCAGGACGCTATCACCCCAGAAATAATCCTCCCATGTCACGCCGGGAAAACGCGGGACCCGCGCACCCTTGAAAACGACCATGCGCGAGGGGTGGATGCGAGGTTGGCCGACCGTGCCGTTGATGCGGAAGAACCTGGGCTGGCCAAACCAAGGCGAATTAACGTCGCGCTCCTCCTCCTCGACCGTCAGTTCCCAGCGATTGAAGACGTGCGCATATTTCAGGCTATCCTTGGTCGCTTTTGGCGCAGGATGCTCCGGGTTCGCATCGCCATATCCAAGTAACATAGCGCCACCGCCGAGGCGTCCGTAGGAGATGCCCTCCTGCACCTTTCCGACGATCCCAAAATTGCGCTCAGCCTCCTCCAGGGCTTCGATCTGACCTTCGTCCGCCTGCCACTCGCGCCACTCGCGCACCATGTCTTCAGCTGGGATATCCACGATTTTGCCCAGCAACCAGTTGGCCCGATAGCCGGAGATGATCTCCTGCGGCGACATCGGCACGAAATACCAGTTGTCCCAGACGCTGCGGTCTATGCTGGTCCCGGCGCCGGTCGCGGCATTGACAAGGCCCGCGAGGCCGTCGCGCGTGATCGGCACGACATTGCTGCGCGCGGCAGATTGGATGGGGTTGCCGCGATGGTCGAGCAGATGGGCCATGATCGGACGCTGCGGCGATCGATCGGCGAATGCTACGGACGCCAGCCTAGAGAGCCGATTCCCAAGGATCGGCGCCCTCCAGCATCAGCTCGGTCAGCGCCCACACCATCGCATCGGCCCGGTCAGGCGATCCCTCGCCTACAAACCCCGATGATGTGAAATTGCACATCTGATCCTCCATATCGGGGAACGTCCCGACATGACTGACCTTGCCCTGCTCATAGAGCGCGGCGATCGGCTCTGCGCGCACTACCTTACCCCGGCTCGCTGTAACCTCCTTGTAGGGCACGGACTGGTCAGCCGTCTTGATCACGAACGCGACCATAGCCCCGCCATAGTTTCGCTCACCGATCACCCGGTCAGCCTGCCAACGCCGGTACATTTCGACCGCACGCCGCCCCAGCCATCGGGAGATAACTGGCAGGTCGCGTCCTCCAGCACATAGCCGCGTCCGTCGATGCCCTTACCTGCCACAACGATGCCGATGTCATCGCCTGTCCCATCGCCCTTCGTTCCCGAAGGATCGACCGCGACCACGATACGCTGCATCTGCGGCTTCTGATCCTCCGTGATGCGGAGGCTGTCGATGCCCGGAATCACCCGATCGTCCGGCGCTTTCCGATCCTCCAACGTCCACAGCGCACCGTTGACCTCGCTCGCCCATTCCCCGGCCTCGAACCGCAGCCGCTTGGCTGCCGACATGGATGCCAGCACCTCAAAATATTCGGCCGGCAGGTTATCCGCATTGTCCGATGGGTTGACCTTCATCTCGACATAATCGTCGGGGTTCGGCACCGCCTCTTTCGTGCCTGGTTTCAGCTTCTGTCGGAACAGTTGGAATGACCAGTGCAGCTTGCTCGGCGGGTTGCAGTCGAAATAGGCCTTCAGCGCGAGGTGCGTCCGCCCGGTCGCGGCGGCGATCTCCGGCGCCAGTTCGCATTTCTGGGCGAGACGGGACATAGCCATTTCGACCGAACCCCACGGGATCTGTGAGGACTCGTTGAAGTAGAGCGTAACATATTCCGCGCCCAGGATCTTCTCGACCCGCTCCTTGTCATCCAGACCCGCGATCCAGATTTGCGAGCCATTAGGCAGTTCGACGTAGAAATCGGTCTTGTCGAACCGGACGCGCAGCGCGGGGAAGCACAGCTTCAGCACCTTGGGCAGCGTGTCGGCCCAGATGCTGGTCTTAGCGTGGTTGAAACGGAAGCGGAATATCGCATGCCGGCTGCCCGGCGCGTTGATGGCACGCTGGACGATGGCGCGGCACAGGAGGAAGGTCTTGCCCGAGCGCGAACCGCCGCGGAGCATGATGTTGCGCGCGGCGCTGGCGAGCAGCTTATTGGCGAGCTGCTGCCGGGGCGTCAGTTTCGCGATTGGCGGGCCGCCGTTGTGGCCTATGCCGGGGGCGATTGTGGCGTGGGCGTTCACAGGAGGTTCGCACGCTCCACCCAAGTTTTGAAGGCGCGCTCAACTCCGCGACGGGCTGACGCCTTTCCCTTCACATGGCCGAACCCTTTTGCAATCCATTTTACCGCAACTCCATCGACCTTGTAGAACCATGTCGACGGGTCCGCGTCGAGTTGCCCGATCATGCCAATGGGATTGCCGCCCAGATAGGCAATCTCGGATGTCCCCTGAAACGGTTCCCAGCGCAGCTTCATGCTGCCGACGCTCGCGCTTCGCGGCACTTTGCCACATTCTCCAGCATGATCCTTCCGCGCTCGGCGCGTTCTGGATCGCCCGACGCAATGGCAAGGCGCGAAGTATGTTCGACCGGGCCAAAGCGATCAGTCAGCACCGCACCGGCAGCGATGGCGAGCGCCTTCTTCGACAAGGCGATATCGAAATGGACCCATGACGCGTTACGGTGCTTGCCGAACGAAAGCGTCGGATGCCCCTGAATCCATTTTCGCTGCACGCCGATCCGATCGACCATGGCGAGCAGCTCGTCCAGCGTGTCTGCCCAGAGATGGCACATCACCATGTTGCCGAAGCGGTGGCGAACATCATCGACGTAAACAGTCACAGCTCCGCATCCTCCTGATTGATGATCAGAGTCATTGCCCCAGCGACCTCCAGCTTCTCCTTGAAGGCCTGGACATCGATGTGCTTGCCGATCAGCTCGAGCCGTTTAATCCGGTCGCTGATCTTGAGCTTGGTGACGATGCCCGCGCCTGCGCCGATCGTCTCGACTTCGATGCCAGCTACCAGACCTTGGCGCCAGATCAGCGGCCAGTCCTTGACCGGCTTCACGTTGCCTCGTTCGTCGTACAGGTCAGCAAGGTCGGCCACGCTTTCCTGCGCAAGCCGAGCGAGCAACCAAGCCGCATTGACCTGAGTTTCCTCCGATCGCTTCGTCTTGGCGTCAGCAATGGCGCTACGGACGCTAACATTCGCTAACAGCCTTGCGCCTTGCTCGTTTGCCGTCCTCGCGCTGTAGCCCGCCCTGATCGCCGCTTGGGTGGCATTCAGGTCGATGAGATATTCCTCGACAAAGCGCTGTTGCTTCGGCGTCATCGCGCGATCGTCCTCCCAACATTCCGAGCCTTCGCGATGACCGTCACGACGACGCCGTTCCGGATCACCAGCCGCTCGCCGTTGCGCCCGATCAGCACCGGCGCCCCAAACTCATCCGCCTTGGCCAGGGCTGGAGTGTTCATCTCAGCACGGATGGCCGCGACATCGACGCCATAGACCCGCTCGATGTAGCGCAGGACGGCATGGTCGCTAATTTCGGTCACAGCATCCTCTCCCCGCGAGCGCTGCCGCTGACCCGCCGCCCGAGCAGGAACTCCGAGCTGACCACTTCGCCGAGATCCGGCCAAGCGACCGACATGCCATCATCCGCTATGACGAAATCGTCCAACTGGCTTCCGCGAGCCGCATTAAGGATCGGGAACCATTCGAGTGGCGCACAGAGGCTGCGCCCGTCTCCGAACTCAACGCAGAGGGAACGGCGCTGGAATTTGACGTCGCAGATCGTGTGATCAAGCGGCACAATCATGTCGGATCTCCCTGAGCCTCAATCGATATTCACGTCGGCGCTCGATCAGCGCGACGCCACCGCATTCCGCCACCCACCGCTTGTTGCAGTTGGTCCGCGAGCCGAAAAAGGTCTCCACGCCGCGCCAGCCCCAGCGGATGAAGACCTCCGCAAAGCCGGGCGGCGGTGGTTTGCTGCGCGATGATGTTTCAGCCATGCGGTCCCCCTTCTCGGCGTTCGGTGCGTTAGCGAGCCCTGACCCGGCCCGTTTCCGCGAGCCAGCGATCGAAGTGGCGCTTGCGGATGCGGTTGCGGCGAATCCGCGCGCCCGTTTTCCAGGCTGCCCAGGCGGCGACAGGCAGCAGGTTCAGAGCGAAAAGCAGTTCGGTCATTTCCCAAATCTCCCCATTTCGACCTTCCCACCGTTCCAGCACTTGCGCGGTACCGGCTGGCCCTCATCTGTCTCCCTTGCCCCGCACAGGCATTCCAGTTCCCGGATCTTCGGTTTCACTGCATGCCCTCCGCCAGCGGACCGGCCCGCAGTTCCTTCAGCAACTCGCCCATCGACATCGCGACCTCATGGCGCTCGTCCCTGTCGTCAGTTTGCGCGAGCCGTGGTGCATCGATGTTCGCCAGCTTGGCTTTGGCATCCGACAGCAGGCGGCGAGCGTGCGCCGGGGCCAGCCAGTAATGAGCCGGCTCGAACTTCAGGATGGCGGGAATGATCTTGGCCGGATGATCGCAGGTGCGGCGGGCATGCGCGCAGGCGTCATCGAACAGCATCGAGGGCAGGTCAGCCAGTTCCGGGGCCGCGATGGTCAGCCATTCCGCTCGATCGTCAGCGGTCATGCCGGTAGGGGCGGTCAGGGTCAGGCAGCGAGAGAGTGCCGCCATGATCTCTTCCAGCGATCGCGGAGCCAGCTTGGCCTCCAACTCCGCGATTTCCGCCTCCAGTGAGGTTCGCAAGAGCTTGGCGCGCTGCCGCTTCTGTTCGTCCCATGCTGCGTCCGCTCGGGGATTGTTGAACTGGTTGTGATCCTGATCCATTGCGGCGCCTCCAATCTTCATCGGCTCTGCGGAGCCAACCCTGCCATGCCCTGTCCCAATCGAGTTTCCGGCCCTTGCCCCGCTCGTTGCTGGCATTGGCCGCCCAATCGCGGAGGGCGTTCAATTCGTTTTCAGTCTTTCCCGGCGGCCACTGCGCGACCGCAGCGGACAGTTCGGGGGAAGCGGTCGGGTGGGTTCCCAGCCCTCCGGCAAGCGGTGCCAGTTCTCGTTCGCCGCTTTCGCGCGCTTATCCGAAGAAGCGTTAGCTTCTGAGGATATGACGGTTACTGACGTATTGGGTGCAGCGGCTGCGGGGGTATCTGTCGTTCCTTGCACCGGTGCAGCCGTTGCGGGGGTGCAGCGCTTGCGGGGGTTCACTGGTGCAGCGGCTGCGGGGGTAGTGGTGCAATCCTTGCGGGGGTGAATATGATATTTGCAGCCGCGTCCGGGGATCATTTGGCGGGTCAGATGGCCCTTCGCTTCGAGCGAAGCGGTTACGTTCTGGACGGTTCGCTCGCTCTTGCTGCACTTCTTTGCGATCTGCGGCACGGAGGGCCAGCATTCGCCCTGGTCGTTGCACCAGTCAGCCAGCGCCAACGCGACGAGCTTTTCGCTGTCGGGCAGGTCCAAATCCCATACGGCTGACATGACGCGGATGCTCACCCCAGCACCCCCCATTCACGCAGGCGGGTCTCACCCTCCTCGACGGTCCGGAAAACGGCATGACGGACGCCGTGCAGCTGGCACCAATCGCGCCAATCCTTCTGCGACGGCGTGAGCGAACCGGTCTTGCTCTTGGCCTCCAGCACGCCGGAGCCGCCGTCCCAGAGGAACAGATAGTCGCTCGCCCCAGTGATCAGCCCCGCAGCGCGCGCGATCGCGGCGGCCGGGGTGGCACGTGCCGACCCAGCCAGTTCGTTCGGTACATGGCAGAAGACAGCGCGCAACCGGCCGTCCAGCGCATGGGCGCGGAGACCGTTGGCGAACTGCACGGCCATATGGTCCTCGGGTCCGAGACGCAGGCGCGCGGACAGCGAGGTGTATTGCATCAGGCGGACGAGGAAGGCCGGGGTTTTCACGCAGCGACATCCCTCGGAGTGAGGGCGTTCAGCGCTGACTGGATTGCGTGACGGGCGCGGGTGACTTCGGATTCGGCGCGCTCCACCCGTTGATCAGCATCACAGGCGCGGCGCATCTCGCGTATCCGCTGCTCGACAGCCCAGGTCGACACATTCTCATCAAGGCCTAGCCAGGTTATCACTTCGCGGCGGAGTCCAGCCCATGTCTCGAGTTCGCTTTTCGCCTGAGCAATCAGACGGGCCTTCGCGTTCTCGACATCCTGGCGCATCCGATCCCATTCGGAATTGGCCTGCGACCGGGCGCTCTCAAGTCGCTGCCGCGCGTGGGTCAGATCGCGGGCACATTCGGCGACGGCCTGACCAAACTTCTTTCGGACCGCCGCATTCTCTTCCCAGGTCGCTGCATAGCGCGGGCGCGGCTCTCTCCGCTGGTTCACCCGCGAAACGCCATCCATCAGGAGCTTCATGCAGGCCTGAAAGTTCGGTTCAGCCGCGCGGCGGGTGGGTTTGCGAGCATAGCGCCAGACCTCCGCCTTGCGAACGATCAGTCCGCAGCCATCCGGAATATCGGCGGGCGTACACAGGCCATCTGGGACCGCGAAGACGACGGCGCCGGCGTACTGGAGATAGCTCTGCCACTTGCCCGACGTCGTATCTGACCGCAGATCGCTGCGGCTGATCTTGATCTCGAACGCCGTGGGGTTCGGCCGACTGTAGCTCTTTTCCAGCACATAGACGTCGGGCCGCGGTGAGCCGGACGGACCGAGCTGCATGTCGGTCCAGACCAGACGCTGATCAGACATCAGGTAGCCAGCCAGATCCATCATCAGATCGTCGTGCTTCCAGGAATGGGCAGCGGCCTTCGCCATTACTCCATCCCCAGCGCGGACTTATAGGTCTCCAGCAGGGCCTCGGCTTCCATGCGGCTGTTCCTGTCCATCTTCCGCAGACGGACGATCGAGCGCATGGTTTTCACGTCGTAGCCGTTGGCCTTGGCCTCGAGATAGACGTCCTTAACGTCGTCCCCGATGCCCTTCTTCTCGTCTTCCAGCCGCTCGATCCGCTCGATGAATAGGCGGAGTTGCTCAGCGGCGACATTGCCATCAGACATGGGACAATCCTTCCAGTAGCGATCCCTGGGGATCGGGGTTTGCGGCCTGCCAATCGGCGAGGCGCTGTTTCGCGGTTTGCAGGGCGCCGATGGCTTCGAACTGCTCGGCACCGGCGGAGCGGAATTTCTCGCCTGCCCGGCGCACGCGCTTTTCGCAGTGCGCGATGATCTCGGTCAGCCGGTCGCGCTCGGGGTTCGGTTCCGGAGGCTCGATCGCCATCAACGCAGCCACCCCTTGATCCGCAGCACGACATGGAGCGGCACGCCCCGGTCAGCGGCGATGCGCACCGGATCTTTGCCGGTCAGCAGGTCGGACTTGATGGCGTCGTTCTGCGAGATGTGACCCGCAGCGCGCTTCTCGCGGGCGGCGACCCTGGCGAGCGAGGATTCGAGTGTCGGGCTGTTCATGCTGCGGCTCCGAACAAGTCAATTTGTCCGATTTTGCGGTATCTTGTCGCTCTCGCGTTCACGGCATGATGGCCTGCATCGAGACGCAAGTGACATCGCTGGCACATGGCTTTCAGATTATCGTCCGCGCAGTTTTCGGGGGTATGATCCAGATGCGCGGTAGTCAGCACCACATTGCTGCCGGTCATTGGATTGGGCTTGCCATGCTCAGCCTGACAGCGGCCGGAATGATCAATGCCGCATTCGCCTTCACATTCGCAGCGACCTTCTGCGCGCTCGAAACGGATGCGTTGACTGATCGCTTTCCAGTCCTTCGGATAGCGAGCGCGGTTCTCTGGAGAGATAGGCATTATGCGACGCTCCTGAGCTTGGCATGAAATGCGTTGCAGTCGATCACGCCGCCACCGCCCGAAGGTGCGCGACCTTCTCGTTCAGTGTGTCAGCTTCTTTGGGTCCGATCTCCCGGCCCGCCTCGCTGTCAGGATGATGTGCAGCCCCTTTCGTGGCGAGGAAATCGCGGGCGACCGCCTCAACCTCGTCGTGGTCGATATCCTCAGGAAGCCGCACGATCTGCTCGCCGTCGGGCAGCAGCAGCGACAGAATGTCATGGGGCAGGGCATTGCCGGCCAGCAGCTTGAACAGCGCGGTCGCGGGCAGGACAGCCGGATCGCGCTCGCCGCCTGGGAAGTAGGTGAGCAGCGTCGTCATCGGAATGCTGCTGTCATAGGCAACCGCTTTCAGGGCGATGCCCCGACGGTCGATTTCACGGCGCATGGCGCGCTGCCGGTCGCGTACGATGTCGTCCACGTCACGCATGATGTTGTTGCTCCGAAACGGTAGAAGCGGCCCCATGAGAAAGGGGATCGAGATTGTTGCAGCCGGGCCGATCATTCAGGCCGTGCCCGGCTGCGTGCGACCGCGAGGGCTCGCGGAAATCGAAGAACTGTGCGTCGAAAGGGAAGGGGCGGTAGCCCGGCACCCGGAGCGCGCAGTGGACTGGCGTGGGGGTGCGGCCTGTCATGCGGCAGCAGCTTTCGCTTCGAGCCGAGCCAAGGCCCTCGCATCGCGGTCGCTGAGAGCGGCAAGATGACCGAATTTCTTCCCTGTCGCCTTGAATATGGCGAAGGCGATCTCGCGCGATGGCTGACGCTTGCCGGCGAGGATCTGGCTCGCATAAGGAACGCTAATGCCAGCGGCATTGCTCAGCGATGTTGGGGTGAGTGCCTCTTGCATGCGACATAGTTTGCACACAGCAAACTTATTTGCAACCGGAAAAGTTTGCTCACACGGTAACGCGCTGTCGTTTCGTTTGCGCCATGCAGTCGGTATGTCGCAGCTTTGGCCGAATCATATTTCCTACTGGCGCAAGCGGGCGGGCATGTCGCAGGACGATCTCGCCGCGGCGATTGATCCGCCCACGACGAAGGGCACTATCAGCCAATATGAGTCCGGTAAGCGCGAACCCTCGCAAAAGCGGCTGATTGCCATTGCCGAAGCCTTGGGCCGATCTGCTGGCGAACTGCTAGACGGACCCCAGGACGCAGCACCCGATAGACCCGAAGGCGCCATGCCAGTGACCGCTATTCCGCACCTAGGCGAGGTGCCAGCAGGCCCGTGGCAAGACGCTGTTAGGAAATCGCATCATTTCATTCCCGCGCCAGAACCAGGGATGCCAGCATCGGCCTATGCCTTGACTGTCACGGGCGGCTCTATGGATCGCCTAGTCAGGGACGGCGCAACAATCATTGTCGATCCAGAGGACCACGACGCCTACGACAAAGGCCTGTATGTCGTGCGCAATCCCGATGGCGAGTTCACTTTTAAGCAGTATCGCGACAACCCGGCGCGGCTGGTACCATGCTCAAGTGATCCGAGCCATAAAACAATCCCGATTACCGATCGGCGGTTCGAGGTAGTGGGCGCTGTGATTAAGATTATCTATGATCCACATCAGGCTGCGATAGCGCTGGATTGAGCCCATTCATGACGCACCTCAATATCCCCCGGCACAGTTATGAAGAACTTACCCCATTCGTCGTAACTACCAAGTTGGCGAGTGAGAAGGTCGCGCCTAACCCGCTCTTTGCATTGTCGCCATGGCCCCACAGGCTGGCCCAAACAGAGCGCTCGATACCAAGTCACCTTCTGCACACGATCCTCCCGATTCGCTCTCGGAATGATGGAACAAATCAGGAACATAGATCAAGAGGGTCGCGGATTTCACCTGTGGATAAGTGAGGGCTGATGAAGCGCTGTCCCGAATGCGCCGAGAAGATCCAAAACGCTGCGGTAATCTGTCGTTACTGCCGCGCGCCGCAACCAACGCGTGGCGGCGGCGGCCATAAGGGCCTGATTGTTGGTGGGATAGCCGTTTTGGTAATCGCGGTAGCAATGGCCGGCGGGCAGCAGGAAAAGGCCGCTCCTCAATCCGATCGAAAGCCAGTCGAGCAGTCGGTCGTGATGCCGGGGGCGGTGTCGCTGATGCGCCGAGATCAATTTCCCAAAATGTATGCCCGCCTTGGGGCTTCCGGATTCGCTAGGGCAAATAGCAGTATGGAATTTGCCGCCAACAGAGCGAGCCGCGTGCCCTCATGCTCTCGCGTTGAGGGTATCGGCGTTTCGGATCGCTCGACGCCATCAACCATCGAGTGGTTTGTCGACTGCCCCAACAGGCGAATTCGCGTCCGCGAGGCTGGCGAACAGTTCCTCATTGTCGAAGACCGACCTATCTAGGGCTATTCGAGGATTACAGAAAACCAAAAAGTTTGCAGACAGCAAACAAAGTGGTTGACGGGTTAGTTTGCACATGGCAAACCTTCTCCATCAGGCGATCACCGCCCGATGGGAGAAACACCGTGGCCCAGTCCACCAATCACCAGCCCCGGAGCCTGACGCACGACGATGCGTCTGCCGCCTGGGACGACGCCTACAGCTACAAGGCTGAGATCGAGCGCAGGGAGCAGGCGCGTCGGGAGCTTCCGATCCCGACCATCACCATCACGGCGATGCTGATATGGTCGGCGTTCTGGTTCTGCGTGCTGTATCTGGCCGGGTGGGCGCAGTCGTGACTGCCACCGACCGCACCCGCGACGAGGCCGAGCGCGCCCAGAGCCTGCTGAACGACCAGATCGCCTGCATCGACGCGGCTCTGGCATTCATGGAGCAGCGCAAGGCCGTCTATCAGCCGGGCATCTATGCGAACCTCTGGGCCGCGCTGAACAGCCACCGCGACAAGGCGCTCTGGTATCTCGACCAGCCCAACCACGGCGGGCGTACCGCGCTTGGCCTGATGGGCATCAACGGTCGCGGGCCGCTGCTCGACCAGACCATCCGCTCTGTCGACTTCCATGCCAACCGGGTGCGCTACGTGCCGCCCGCATTCCAGAAGGGAATTGCAGCATGACTACTGCGCTCGCACCTGTGGACAACGCCGCTGCTGCGGTTGTTCTGTTCGACCAAGATAAATTCGACGCCTTCTATGCCAAGCTGAAGGCCGACATCGATGCCGTACCGGTCGACCTGACCACCGACAAGGGGCGGAAAGCCATTGCGTCGGCCGCCGCCAAGGTGCGCACCGAAAAGGCCAGCATCGATCGCGACCGGAAGCGGCTGACGCAGGAGTGGCGCGATAATACGGCGTTGGTGAACAATGCCTGGAAGGGCATTGAGGCGAAGCTCGACACGCTGGCAGTCGAAGCCCGCAAGCCGCTGACGGATTGGGAGGAGGCGGAGAAGGCGCGCATCACAGAGTGCGACGCCATCATCAATCAGGTCTCGCTCGCTGGGGTAGTGACGCTGGAGGACACGGCTGAAACCGTCCGACTGCGCGGCAAGTCCGTGTGGGAAACGGTGATCGATCCCGAGCGCTTTGGCGACAAGTTCGATCAGGCGATGCGCGCGAAAGAGCATGCCGTCGACATGCTCAAGATCGCTTTGGCCCGCCTGACCCGTGAGGAATCCGAGCGTGCCGAGCTGGAGCGCCTTCGCGAGGCTGATCGGCTTCGGAAGGAAGAAGAGGAGCGGGTCGCTGCCGCTCAGGAGGCCGCCCGGCGTGAAGCGGAAGAACAGCGCCTCTATGAGGAACGCCGCGCCGCCAAAGAAAAGGCAGTCCTAGAAGAATTGGAGCGTGAAAAGGCCGCTGCCGCAGAACAGGCTCAGCGTCAGGCAGAGGCCGCCGCTGAAGCGGAACGCCAGCGCATCCAGCGTGAGCATGAGGAGGCGCTGGCCGCCGAGCGTCGCCGCGCCGAGGAAGCGGAGCGCGCCCGGCAGGCTGAAGTTGACCGCATCGCCCGTGAAGATGCGGCCCGCAAGGCGGAGGCCGATCGCCTTGCTGCCGAGCAGGCCGCCCGGGCGGCTGATGAAGCCCACCGCTCCGAAGTGAAGGCGAAGGCCGCTGGCGCACTGGTCGCCATGGGCCTCGCTGAGCGGACTGCCTTCCGCGTCGTGCAGGCGATCTGCGCGAACGACATTCCCAACGTCCGCTTGGAGTTCTGATCCGTGACCGACAATCCCTTTGAAATCGGCTATGTCGAGCCGAAGCAAGCCGACATCTACGAAGCCTTCGACCGCGAAGCGCCAGCGCCCAAGGAGCCAGAGCAGAAGCCTGTCACCTGTGGCGAGATCATCCGCCTGCCCAGCGCGGAATATCACGCCGATCCCGCGCCGGAGCCGAGCCTGTCCGCCACGCTCGCAAAGCTGCTGATCAAGCGCTCGCCCCGCCATGCATGGATGGCCAGCCCACGCCTCAATCCCGATTGCCGGTCGATCCACAAGAAGACCTTCGACATAGGCCGCGCCGCTCACCGTGCCATCCTTGGCTGTGGCGACGACTATGTGACGATCCCCGCCAACCTGCTCGCAAAGAACGGCGCGGCCAGCACCGCCGAGGCCAAGGCCTTCATCGCCGATGCCCGCCTGCGCGACCTGACGCCGCTGAAAGAGGAAGAGGTCGAGCAGATCGAGGCGATGCGGACGGTTGCCCATGCCCGGCTGCTCGATCACGGTATCACGTTGGACCCGGAGCGGTCAGAACTGTGCGCCATCGCCCAGATCGAGGGCGTTTGGTGCCGGACCATGTTCGACAATGTGCCCGCTGATTCACTGGCGCCGATCTACGACTTCAAGACCTGCGAGGACGCCAGCCCGGACGCCTGTATGCGAGCCATCCTCAACTATGGCTACGACATTCAGGCAGCGCATTATCGTGCCGTTTGGAAAGCGGCGACCGGTGAGGATCGCAACTTCGTCTTCATCTTCCAGGAAAAGCCGGAGCCCTACGAAGTCACGCTGATCAGCCTGTCCGGCTCCTTCGAGGCGATGGCCGTCCGCCGCGCCGCTCGTGCCCGTAAAATCTGGGCTGACTGCATCACCGCCAACAACTGGCCCGGCTACCCCACCGGGCTGCACCAGGTCGATGCCCCGACGTGGCTGGTTGAGCGCGAATTTGAGGAGGAATTTTAATGCCAATTCGCTTTATCCCCGTAGAGGAAATCAACGATCCGCTGACAATTGCGCTGGGCATCTCCGGCGGCAGCGGTACCGGAAAGACGTTCACGTCGCTGCGCGTTGCCCGCGGTATTGCGGAGGCCATCACGGGCAAGAAGGGTTCGCCCATCGGCTATGTCGATACGGAGAACAAGCGCGCGCTGCACTACAAGGCCGCATTCCCGGAAATGGCGCACTTCGATTTCACCGCGATCAATGACGACGGCGAATTGGTTGGCTTCGGTCCGGAACGCTGGATCGAAGTGATCGACGCCGCCGAGGCCGCTGAATTGCCGGTGCTGATCATGGACAGCTTCAGCCATGCATGGGAAGGCGTCGGCGGCGTGCTGGACCTGCACGCCCAGGTTCTGGACCGCCTCGTTCAACAGGCGCAGCAGCGCGCGAACGGCCGCTATGAGGTTGATCCGGCAAAGTTCAGCCAGCTCGCATGGGCGGAGGTGAAGCCTCGGTACCGCAGGCTGATCGACCGCATCGTCCGCGCAAAGACCAACGTGATCATCTGCACCAGAGCCAAGCCGGTCATGCAGAAGGGGTTCGGCGACAAGGCTGAGAACGCCCGTGTGACCAAGACCCGGCGCAAGGATGTGCCGTGGGATCCGGCGAGCGACGGCGATCTGATGTTCGAGATGACCGCAATGGTGATCCTCGACCCGTCGGCGCCCGGTTGCCCTGTCCACCAGATCAAAGTTGCCGACCAATTCAAGGGACTGCTCGATCCCCGTCGCCCGATGGGCGAGGATACCGGGGCGGCAATGGCCGAATGGGCGAAGGGGCAGGGCGGCGCGCAGAAGCAGAAAGAAACGATGGACTTCGCCCGCGAGAAGGCGCGGGGCGGCACCGAGGCTTTCACGACATGGTGGAATAGCGACGATGGGAAAGCCGCTCGCGCAGTCGTCCGCCCGATCATGGAGGAGATCAAGGCGATCTGCGCCGAGGCCGATCGGCTTGCCAATACTTCGGACGATAACCCGTTTGGCGAAGGCCCAGACGACAGCCAGCGTGGCGAGCAGTTCAACGGCATTGACGAAGACGAAATGGCGCGCCGGGTTCGGGAGGAAACGAACGCCATGGCGGCTGCGGCATGACCGACTGCACTCACCCCCGGAGCAAGGGAGCGGTGCGCTGCCGCTCCTGCGCCGCCAAGCACATGGCGACCGATCCGGAGATCAAGCAGCGCCGCTGTGAAGGTCTGCGCCGGTATCTCGCCCAGCCCGGCACGCTGCTGGCGAAGCGGGAAACCCTGCGCCGGACCATGGAAAAGGTCCGTGCCACACCGGAGCATCAGGACTGGCTGCGCGAACATGGCAAGCGCCTCTACCGCGACGTCCTGACCCGCCCCGATGTGGTCGAAAAAACGCTGTCGCCGGAGACGAACGCCAAGCGCTCGGAGTCCATCCGGTCCTTTCGGCTCCGGGACATCCCGCACGGCCTGCGCACCGAATACCGGCACCTGGTCAAGGTCAAGCGCATCCCGGCCGCCGAAGCAAAGCAGATCATCCTCGACCAGTTCAAGCGCCAGATGGGCGCGCGGACGGCGGGGTAAACCATTCACCAAGGGACGGGCGGGTGCCCAACAAGCCCCGCCCGGAAATATCGATGAAGAACAAGCTGTCCGACCTCAACGACCATCTGTTCGCTCAGATCGAACGGCTTGGCGACGAAGATCTGAACGACGAGCAGATCGAACGCGAAGCGAAGCGCGCCGACGCCATCGTTTCCGTGGCTGATCAGATCATCAAGAATGCGGACCTGCAGTTGAAGGCAGCGACGCTGCTTGCTGGCCATGGCTATCACTTCGCTCCTCACCTGGCGAACATCGCGCCTACTGCCGAGCGGAAGGCTTTGGCTCAGGGAGATGGCCAGTGAAGGGCCGCTGGATAGCTTATAGCCCAGATGAGATGGAATGGCTGGAAGCAAACCGCCTTATGGTCATCAGCGACTATCACCGGGCCTTCTGCGAGACGTTCGGGCGCGGTGATGTGTCGCTGTCGAACCTCCATTCGCTTCGGAAGCGTAAAGGATGGGCTACGGGCCGCTCCGGACATTTCGTCAAGGGCGAAGCGCCGCATAACAAAGGCAAGCCCTGCGAGCCGGGGAAGGGCGGTCGTCACCCCAACGCGCGCCGCACGCAGTTCAAGAAGGGCCAGACCCCGCACAACACCAACTATCTCGGCCATGAGCGGATATCGACCGATGGGTATGTCGAGATAAGCGTGGAAGAGCGCAACCCGCATACCGGATACGAGCGCCGCTATGTCCTAAAGCACAAATGGCTGTGGGAGCAGGCGAACGGGCCGGTGCCAGAAGGTCACGCGCTCAAGTGTCTGGACAGCAACCCGCTCAATACAGACCCGTCGAATTGGGAGCCAGTGCCGCGCGGTGTTCTCGCTCGCCTCAATGGCGGCCGGTTCCGCACGACGCTCGCATATGACGAAGCATCCCCGGAATTGAAGCCGCTGGTGATGGCGTCAGCCAAGCTGAAGCACGCAGCGCAAACCGCTCGGAAAGGATCGCCATCATGACCCCCGCGCCCCGCAGCACCGCCGCCCGCTACCGGCCCGCCTGGCGCGCCCCGGTCGGCGAAACCCGCACCGAAAAGAAGATCGGCGATTGCGAGGTCACGGCCACCGGCTGTTTCCGGCGTACGGCCGATGGGTTTGAGAGGATCGCATAATGGCCAGCATGACCCCCGACATAATAGCTGCGCTGGAGGCGCTGAAACAATACGGCAACGTGCACGGCGTTCTCAATGGAAGCGACCGCGCGCTGATCTGCAATGCAACCGCGAAGATTGAAGCAGCCCTCTCAACTTCGCCCGCAAGTCAGGAGGTGCGGCGGCTGCGTGAGGCGTTGCAGCCATTCGCAGCGATGGGCGATCACTACACCAGTCGTCCTGACGATATTGTGCGAGACGGTGCGTACAGCGGCGGTTCACCGGGCATATTGGCACAGGTGACACTTGGCGACTATCGGCGTGCGAAGGCCGCCCTAGCAGAGCCAGCCAACCCATCGGTGGAGCCTGCGGGCAATGGGCGGGAGGCGATTGAACGGTTTCTCGCCGACTACGATGACGGCGACAGGGCTGACGCAGGCACAAACCCGCTCATGGAGGCGCACATTGCTGATTTCCGCGCCGCCCTTTCATCACCCCCTGCGGCCGAGCAGGAGGCGGTTAAGTGCAAACGGTGCAACGATACCGGGTGGATAATCGGCAATGGGACCGTCCGCGAAGGGTGCCTTAGCTGCGATGCGCAGATCAACATGGCCCGCGCCACCCCTCCCGCGCCTGCTTTGGATGGGGTGAGAGAAGCGCTGAGGGTAGCTATCTCGGATTTGCAGGCGACCTATGACGCAGCAAAATCTGGGAAGCCGCTCGAAATAAGCATCGGTCAGTGGGGCAGGCTGAACCGCATGAAGGCCGCCCTCTCCTCATCTCCGAAGGTATCGCGGGAGGCTGTGCGTGAATTAGCGCTCCAAACGGCGGCGGACGCCAACTCCGGATATATCGACGCGAAGACGAAAAAGATCGTCAACGCTGCGCTGAATTATGCCCTCGCCGCCCTTTCCTCCCCATCGGATGGGGAGAGCGCGCCTGCCAGCAGTGGGACGGGGGATCATCATCCGCTGCCCGGCCTGTTCGACCCAAAGCACGATGAGGCGATCAAGTGGATCACGGCAAATTGCATGGCGATCCGGCGCGACAATGGCGACATGGATTACAGCCTTGGGGCGATGATCGCGGCCTATGAGGCAGGGAAGTCCAGCGCCCCTCTATCGCATGATGCGGAGGGGGAGAGCGCGACGGTATCGCGGGAGGGAGAAACGCTGGGCTGCGACTATTGCAACAATGATGGCCCGCTGATCCGCGTCAAAGGCCATGAGCCGCGCTGTCCACGTTGTGATGCCGAATATCCTGATGAGGACGGCACCCCTGCAACCTCAACCGAGCGGGGGCGGTGATGGGCGAGCGCCGCGAAATGGTCATAGGCGACCTGCTCAACCTCCAGATGCTGAAGGACGTCATTGAGGTCGAGTTCATCGGATCTCTCTGGGTCGAGGGTGATAGCGGGCCGATGACGCCGTACGTCTGCGAAGCCAGCTTTGGCGATGGCCTCCATCTGCTGACGATCAGCACGATCAATCAGCGCCCGAATTATCATGTCGTGCGCGTGGACAGCACTTGGGAGCGTGACGACACAATCTACGAAAATATCGATGATGTAATTTACGCAATCGAGGATGAATGCGGACGGGCTGGCCGAGACGTAGAGCCCTACTGTTCCAACTGCCTTGATTCCTGCTGCACCTGTCGGCCGGATTACGAAACGCGGGAGGACTGGCCTGCGATTGAAGCTGATGGCGGCTGTTCCTGGGGACATATCCGCTGGGATTGGCTGCTAAAAGCGATCGGCGGGAATGCCGCTGAATGCCTGCCCCGCTCGTGGGCGGAAATCTATCTCTCCAAAATCAACTCGGAGGCCGCATGACCCACCCCACCGATACCGCGAAGAGCGAGGAACTGAAGGCGTGCCCAATATGCGGAGGGGAAGGCATGGTGGGCGCGACGCTAGATGACTTCTTCTATGCCATGTGCGCCAAGGATGATTGCATTCGCTTTGATCATTATTGGTCAACGGAAGCCGAAGCCATCGCCGCCTGGAACCGCCGTTCCTCCCCTCCCCAGAATGACGCGGGCGGGGAGGGGCTACCAGTCTGGGATGGGGCAAGCCTGCCAATCACGAGATGGATGCGCCGCAATGCGGACCGGCGCAATCCAGACGCATTTATCAACACTGACCCGGCATATTTCGCAAGCGAGATGGCAGCCGCAATCGCCGCCCTCCGCACCCCGATGTCCGAACTACAGGCGTTGGGGCAGGAGTTTGAGGCGGGGGAGGACCGTCAGGGAATGAGCGCCTGCAACAAGTGCGGCAAGCAGTATCCATCGGCCCCGCTTGGCTATCATCATAAGTGCGGCGAGTGTTCGGGCATCTGCCACCCGCTCCCCTCTGCTCCCTCCGGGGAGGGCTGAGATCATGAGCCGGTTCACCATTGAAGACGACACATTCGTTGATGTGCGCGTATTGGTCGGAGGCCATGTCTATCTCTGGCAGACCGCTCCAGAAACGGGCGTTGAGGCGCAAATCAACCTTTCGCCTGATGGTGCATATAGGCTTGGCCTTGAACTGGTCCGCCGCTGCAAGCCTACCGATCAAGGAACAAAGCCATGACCACCGATAAAGCACCCGTGACGGTCGAGCAGGTAGACCGCGAGGCGGCAGTTGATATTCACAATGTCATTCTGCACGACTGGTTCACCCAGCATATGCTCGATGGCATGGAAGACGAATGTTATGTCATCCAAGCTTTTGCAAAGCACCGCCTCCAGTCCATCGCCGCGCTGGAAGAGGAGATAAAGGGGATGAGGGAGGCGCTGGACGATCTCCAGCAGGCGGAGGCCGAATATCGCCTGATGCATGATCGCCATGGTGACGGCAGTCGGGCAGCAGGCCGGGCTTGGGATTTGATGCGCCGCTCCGGTGACAAAGCCCGCACAGCACTTGAAGGGCGCGGATCATGAGCGTGGTGGAGAAGGTGGCCGCCGAGATTAAGGCTGAGCGCATCAAATGGGGATGGGACATTCTCAAGGGGACGCCGCGCCCCAGCGCTATCGATGAACTGCTTGCCGTCGCCGTCCTGAAAGCACTGCGCGAGCCGACGCCTGCGATGGTGGAGGCCGTCGAGAGAGCATCGCGCCTGGGCGGAATCTGGAGCGCCAAGTCAGCATGGCAAGCCATGATCGACGCAGCACTGGATGGGGAGGGGTAGGGTGACAGAGACGGACAAGACCGGCTCGACAATCATCGATCGTGGCCGGCCGCCCTCAGAATGGGTGATGATCCTGGCACAGCGAGGGCTGGACATCTCGGAGCGCACCCTGCGCGAGAAGGCCCACAAGCTGGATGCATATCACAAGCTGGGGCGGGCGATGCTGATCACCCCGGCGCAAATGGACGTAATTCTCGGAGACAAACGATGTCGCTCGAACCCTATAAGAGAGGGTCGCTCTGGTGGGCAAAGGGGCGTGTCGAATATCTCGGCAAGCCGATCACAGAATACTACCGATGCAGCACTGGCGCATCTGAGGCAGCGGGCGCATGGGCGTGGTGCCGCGACGAAGAAGAGCGCCGCATAAATGAGCATCTGCTTGGCGCCAACCGGACGCTGACATTCGCGGAGGCCGTCATGCTCTACCCAGCGAACCCGAAGACGGCCACCTACCTGATTCCCATCGTGGAAGAGTGGGGCAAGAAGCTGCTGTCATCCATCGCCCCGAAAGACGTGCGGGCACTAGCGCAAAAGATCTATCCCGATGCGTCGACCGACACATGGACGCGTCAGGTCATCACGCCGGTTCGCGCCGTCATCAACAGCTTTCGAGACAGCGACAAGGGCGAGGCATTCCGGGTCAAGGGCTTCTCGAAACAGGAGCGCATCAAGCAGGATAAGCGGCGCGGGAAACGCAGTCGGATCAAGCGCGAGCCGGGCAGTTGGGAATGGCTGCTGAAATTCCGCCAGCACGCCCCGCAGCGCCATGCCGCCCTGGCTCTTACCATGTTCGTGACCGGAGCGAGGATCAGTCAGGCCGTCCAGATGCATCCCAAAGACCACTGCAAGCTGGATGAGGGCCTTATCTGCATTCCGGGGGCCAAGGGGCATGAGGACCGCTGGTTGCCAATTCCCGCCGAACTGGTGGAGGAATTGAAGGCGCTCCCTCTGATGTGGCCGCGCGGGGCGAAGCGGACCGACGAGAACCTGCGTCTCTTCGGCTTCGCGGACCGCTCCAGCCCGCGCAAGGGATGGGCCAAGGCGTGCAAGGAAGCTGAGATACCCTTCATCCCGTTCCACGCAGCCGGTCGCCACGGCTTCGGACAGGAGATGAACGTCCGCCAATCGATCGATGAGAAGGCGGCGGGAGAGTTCGGTGGCTGGGCTGACACCGCCCTCATGAAGCGCACCTATACCCATGCCGAAGAGGTCGCCGGGAAGGTCCACGAAGCCTTCTATCGTGGCCTGAGAGAGGCCGAAAAACTCACCAAGATTTCACTTTCCGCTGGCGCTATTCCGTACAAATCGCGTACAAAGCCGAACAAGAAGGGATGA